TTTGTAAGCCAATATTTTCTATAACAAAATGGTGGGAATTTTATACAGTAGATACACTAAATCGGCTTAAAGAATTTGATAAGTTGAGAACAAATACTTTTCAGGTCTGTTTAACAGGGGATAGCAGAATAATAGATATTTATGAAGAGATTAAAAAGAAAAACGCAGTCTTTGCAGAAATGTTATTAATGCAGAAGATAGGAGGGATATTTTCAAGTCCACCTTATGTTGGACTTATTGATTATCACGAACAACATGCGTATGCATATGAGATATTTGGATTTGAACGAAATGATGAGTTAGAAATAGGACCACTATCTAATGGACAGGGCGAAGAGCAAAGAAAATCTTACATTAAATTATAATTTGAAGATATTATTATAGTTAATAATAAACTTATAATAGATTATTTATTAACTATAATAATTTTACCTTTCCCACCAAAATATTGTTGATGTAATAGGAATATTTTATACTGGAATGCTGTTTGGTGGGAGAGTCAAAAAATACCCTCTAGGGGAATTTCCATAAACTTAGTTCAAAGTGGGAAAATACCCCCTGATTTTGATATAAAAGTGGGAAATTTTGAAAAATGACATTTATCCTTATTAATTAAGTTATATATTAAAATATTATAGTATAACTAGAAATATAAATCTACACATTTCTTACAAGTATGTTTTTTAGAAGATGATAAATTTTTATACTCCCTACCACATAAATCTGCTCCTCTTTTTTTAGCTTCAGACCATGTTAAAACTACTGAATCCTTTATGTGAATAACATTACACGATGGATTAAGTTTATCCATTTGATGCCATTCCTTAGTACGTATATTTAAGTATCCTTTTGCATCATCTGCTGGGTATAGTGGATATTCTACAGTATTCACAACAATCACCTCCTATTTTTTGATTTAGACCATATTAATATAAAAAAAGACCATAAAGTAATTAGTCCTGTTACTATTAGTCCTATTAAATCTATTATTAGGTTTTTTGGTTTAGTTTTAGTAACCGCAACCAGTATAAAACATAATAAACAGAACAAAAATATTAATACTCCAGATATATTATCCCACAATATAGACAACACTTCATGTAAACTAGGCAACTATACCACCACAAATCTACAATAACTACAACCACAAACATCATGATAAAACATTTTCATGACAATTCTAATTGGTAAATTAATAAATAATAACTTAATATTAGATTTTAAAATTAACTGTAATTCCTTAGCATCTTTATTACACTTTTCACAGGTAACATTGACTACCTTATAATCTATACTATTATCTTTAATAGCACTTAATAGAGCATTAATTATCATGCTAATGTATTTAGTTATATTGTCTTTTATTTTTTCTGTCTTTCTTTCTTGATCTAGTATCCAAATATCACTTGCAGTTTTTAAAAGCTCCGGGCTTATTTTAGTCTGTATTTCCATTTAAAGATTCCTCCTTACTTATTTTCATAATGAAATGATCTTACGTATTTCTTCTTTTCTATATTATTAAGATACCACATAACTTTACCCCTTAACAAGTCAGCAGTTTCTTTTGCTTTTTTTATTAAATCAACCTGTTCTCCTGGTTTAAGAGGATACAAAATTGCTAAATCCCATCTCTCACCAAAATAACCATCCTCAATTGCATATTCTGCATGTGTCTTGACTTGATAAGGATCAATATTTTTCAAATAACAAATTTCAGCCGAAACCTTACACAATTCTTCAATTTGATTCTTCATTAGAGGCCAATTACCAAAATTATGTTCATTTATATTCTCGCCACCAAGGCAACAAGCACAAATACCAATATTACCCGTATTTCTATGCCATGTGTGAGGAAGCCTATCAGTATAGTTACTCATCTTTTTTGGATTTGCTTTTCTATCTTTGGGATTGTATTGTATTAATACATGATAATATCCAGAATCAGAGAAATACCAATCAGTGGCCGACCAATGTAAAGTTATTTTATCAACCAACACGGTTGTTGATCACCGCCTTACTGATCAATTTTAGTCCACCACGCTTTTTTATTGTATTAATAACCTCTTTAACTTCCTTAGAAGCCCGATCAATATTTTCTGTAGTCGTGATTAGTTCATTAATATCTCTTATGAATTCTTCATTATTTATTTTCTCCATCTTCAATATCAACTCCCTTTAACAGTGATTTAATGTCAGAAACTATTTCCTGGACTTTACTATTTGTGAATTTGATCTGCTGTATATGAATCTTTAGTGACTCCCTCATATCAGTGGAATTTGTTGCAAGGGTATTAATATCATTACGCATAAGCTGTAAAAAATTACATATTTCAGCTAACTTTTTTAGTATTTCATCTGATTTATCCCTATTACTATTTTTTATACTATCAAATACATCATGTTTAGTATTATCCTTAATTATACTAATATCAGATTTAATAGTTAATAATGTATTGTCTAGTATATCTGATTTCTTCTCTCGAAGCACTTTAAATAAAAGAGCAAAGAAAGCAATAACTAGAACAATGAGTGCATATGACATAACTGTAATAGCAATACCCTGTTCGTTGTTAATTTTTGCTAGTTGGTTTGTTGCTTCTATTAAAGACTTTATACTACTTGGATCTGAGTTCAACTCTTTACTCCTTTCTTACATAATAATTTTATCTACTAACTACTATTGCAAAAATAGTGGAGATGGTTGAAATAGAACTCCTGGATTCCAACGGTTCCAAATATTCGAGCACCTAATAACGTTTCCCCATCTAATAAATACTCCAGTTGATGATCCTATTTTAGAGAGATCATAAGCATCACCACCATTGAGGTCTATTACAAGTATACCTCCAGTTTTAGATAATGTAGTTGAAATTCCACTAGTAGTTGAACGTACCGTCTTTTTACCTGTTCCTCGTGCTATAATACCCTCTCCTGTAAATGTAGTTGTCTTACCACTCCTCATTTGTAGTGTTTGATTGGAATTGCTGTCTAGAATAATAGAATTATATGTATTATCATAATCCAAGGTAAGAGTGCCATTACCGGTATATTTGATAATATTGTATATTTTTGGTGTATAAGTTCCTACTGTTACAGTTCCATTATTTGTTAGAATAACTGTTGATGTTCCCGCATTAAAGTTACCACTGTCTCTAATATTAAAAGCAGTACCCGAACCACCTAACAAAATATTACTTGAACCTAAATTAACAGTATAAAAGTTACCTTGTACATAAAAAGATCCAGATGGTGCTGTTATTTGATAATTGTTTGTATTAAAAGTACCATAATAACAGTACACAGCACCACCACTAATACTACTGACTATATTATCTTTAAGATTAAAAATACAATCTCTTGTATCAACAGAAATACCACAATTTATCATAGAAGGTGGATAAAAATTACACTCCCCTTGATGACATCGAAATGACAATGCAGTTGAATTTGAGATACTTGTAATCTTAGAAAAATTGTATAAGTTACCAAACAGATAAGTAAAAGGTGTGTCAGAAAAAACCCAATTTGATGTTCCGGTAACACTACTAGTATCTATTGATGGTAAACTACTCATATATGTTATAGTGATATTTCCAATACCTCCAGAAAAAATTGCAGTATCTTGGGGTAATGGTAATTTATTATCAGTCCAATTACTCGGATTATTAAATTCATTACTAGATGCACCTGTCCAAGTTACAGTTACAGGTGGATCAAATATCGTATTTGGTTCTGATAATTCATTACCATTTAATCTACAACCTGTTAAATTACCACCACCTACTCTTGTTGATGTTATATTAGATTCAGAAAACCCATTTCCAGAAAAATTTATCCATTCAAAATTGGTATCAGTGATAGACACTGTTCCATTACAAGTTATAGTAGCTCTATTAGAATATAAGGGAGCATATATAGACAATCTTCTTGTTTCAGAATTTCCTGTAATTGTTAATGAGTTATTAACTGTAAATGTATAATTACCACTAATAAAAAAATATGATGAATTATAGGAGTCGGCTGGTGATATTGTTAGATTATTACAAGTAAAATTACCATATTCCGAAAAGCTACTATTAGGTTTTAGAATTACATTATATAAGTTGCTAGGACTAGATAAGCTAGCAGATCCAACAATTTCAATTGTACTTGTATTTGGGTTTATCGTAAGTGGTGGACTATTTGTACTAAAGCCATAAAAAGTAAGATGACTACCATTAGGATCCAGTATTCTAGTACCAGAACCCGGAGCAGAAAAGGAACCCGCTGTTACACTGTAATTATTTGTAGAAGTACTAAAAGTCCCATTTTGTAGCCTAAATACTTTAGATATTGTTTGTGTTAAATTACTTCCTAGTGTCACAGTTCCACCAACAACATTAATAGTAATATCACAATTTAAAGATGACGCTTCTTGAGTTAGAGTACCAGTTCCTGTTAGTGTTACAGTCCCAGTGTGTGTCCATGTTCCTGCTTGTGTCCAAGAACCTGCTATAGTGAGTGGTTGTGATCCTCCAACGGTTCCGGTATATCCGGTCATTGTAAGAGACTTACACTCTGCTGACACATTTATTGTGCAAGTCCCACCCCCAGAAAGCAAATTAAAATATACATCATCATTTATGGTAGGAACACTTGCCCCACCGGAACCACCAGATATAATTGACCAGTGACTAGTATCTGACCAATTACCAGTCCCGTTAACCCAATAACGATCAGCACAATATCCCGATCCAGTTAAAAGTATAAACATAATAAATAATAAAATAAACCGTAGTTTCATATTATTAACCTCCAGTCAATTATATAAATGGTATTCTTGCTGATATACCCCACAATAATCCTCTAGCAGTTGCACCATTATCTAATTGTACTACTGATGGGTATATATAATCACCAGTCTGAAGATCATCATAATTTGTATCTATTATACATGGTAATGAAGCAAACGCAGAGTCTTTATCACCAGGATCTATTGTAAGTTCCCTTGTCAACATATTAACTGTAGTACCAGATCTTTCACGTTTTATCTGTACTGTAAAATAATCAGTTCCCGTTGGAGCAGTATCACACCGTATCCAAAATCCTGTTGCTATCATTCCACTAGCCTCTTCAGGAATTCGTATACCACTATCAACATAATCCATTACCTGTGGTTGTGATGTTGCATATACCGCACGAGCAGATTGACAATAAGTTCCAGGTTCTGCTATATCCCATCCTATGCTTGTTGGATGTGATCCATCACCCCTACACATAAGATAATGCTTTATAGGTTTAAAATTAGCAGGGATCACATCCCAACCGCCAGAAGCATCTCCACGTAGCAAATCAAACTCAGCCGGTTCGGGTACTACTTCTTGCCAGGTTGGAGCATATGGTGTTGCTCCATCACCTACAGACATAAGAAATTTCTTCACGTCTTCAGAGTTACCATGGAGCACTTGCCAATTACCAGAATCATCAGCATATAGTATATCTCCTGGATCTGGTTCTGGCAATGATGTTCCGCCGCCTCCACCCCCACTACCACCAGGATACAATACCCACGATGTTCTCTCATCAATCATACTACAGCCTCCTAGCCTTCATAATCATAGGAAAACCAATCACCATTAGTTCCACCAGAACAATATACTTTATTTATGTTATTTGTTCTTACATAAGCAGTAGATCCCGGTTTTAATCTCCTACCTTTATTATCTGTGTAAGAAACATTTGGTGAAAGTGATACATATATGTCACTGACATTAGTATCACTAACAGTAATAACAAGACCAATACCACCAATGCTTCCAGTAAACAATTGTTCCACATTAGGAGCATCTGATACAATAAATTTACCTGGTGTAGATTTAGTAATCATAATTATCCAACTCCTCTTCTAAAAGTTCTATTATTTTGATTTGTTATTCTTATGTACTCTTGTATTTGCCCTTGTAGCAGCTGAACTTCGGATGCTGGAACTAGTTCTAGTGTAGTTGGAATATCAGGATTAGATTCTACCATATTCTTTATACTGTTTACTTTATCAACCAATTTTGGATTTGTGACTATCTCTGTTTGTGGTAAATTATTGGGATTACGTGAATGAGTAGGAGGAAATACAGTCTTTAGGGGTTGTGGTATATCTAGTCTCAAATCATTAATATTATAACCTAATAAATATACATTTAATTTATTATTATCTTCCTGTATTATAATACTTATAAACTCAAAAACGTTAGAACCTCTAATACCAAATCCACTAATATTAATAATATTAAACATAGTAAACCTATCACCATCCATAATCAATATTTGTAATGTATATAATAATTAATCGAAATTTCCTCGTCTATTATATTATTATAACATTTCCAACAAAACCAAAACAAGTGAATGTATATTTTTAATCAAAATAACGTATTTCTTGCCCATTTATTGTATCCGAATCTCTGTAATAAATTACTTTATTGGTCGTTATCATTGATTCATTTGTATAAAAAGGAAAAGATGGTATATCATCCTGAAAGCTTAATGTTTCACCATTAGATAGGGATAATCGTTCAATCTTATCTTGATAAGTCCCCCAGTCTTTAGTAACTAAATAAAAATTTCCTGAAATGCCAGTTGCAATAATACTAATATTATCTGAATTCCCCACATCTTTTGACCAAACTTCCGTCCAATCACTGGTTCTATAACATTTTAATTTAGTTACCCAGTTGTCTCCTATATATTCCTCTTGAAATATATATAAAGAAGAGCTGTCAGCACAATAATTATAAGGTAACAATCTTATATTTGGAGGTTGTCTTTTAAGATAAAACCCATCTACAAAAACCCATACTCTATATATATACGTAAGATCATAATACTCACTATAGGAAGGTTGTTCAAAGCTATAATAAAAATAAGAATAAGTAATATTATCCATAACATATGTAACTTCTGTAAATTCAGTACCTGAAGCAAATATTTCATCATCTGCTAAACCAAATAAATCCTCAAAGTTTATATTAGGCGGGTCGGATCCTGCTGGTACATTTACATACCTCACTCGATACTCAGCACCGGTATAATATGGACCATAACTGTCTTCCTCTGGAAAAAATTGCTCAAATGTTTTTTCTGTTATAATATCACCAGTATTGATATTAAGAGATTGCAATGAATAATACCACTTACGTAAATAGTTATATGATAAATATTCTAATTGGTTACCACTATAGGCAGCAGAAAGCTCACTTTCAACTTCCTCTCTGGTCTTAGTTTTCCATACAACATCTTCTACTTTCTTTAGGGATATATAATATAAGTAAAAATCAGTAATATCCGATCCAATATGAATATGGTTATATTGAACCACTATATTAATTCTATTGGGTGGTAGCTCTGGAAAATAAGGGTCGGGTGGTATGGGCCTAGCAATATATTTATGTTCAGTCCTAGTTCCACTGCTATGATTATAAAAAGTTTCAGTATATATAGGACCATTCCCTAGTAATACATAAAATTGTAGATAAGCATTTTCATATTCAGACTCAAGGTTCCAATAATAAGAAAGTTCAAGCTTATATGTATTATATAATTCGAAGGGAACCGTTTGTTGTAATCCATATTTAAAATTAGCATATTCAACTACCCAACGCATTTGACCTCCCGCCCATTCCCAAGAATCATCATATTCCCATTCCGAAGGAAACCATTCGAACGAATAATTTTCTACTATTTCGTCGCCTAAAGCACCACCACGTTCAAATGCACCAACAAACCCCACACTAATTTTATTGGTTGATGTTGGTTCAATATATAGCCATATATTAGATGGAGATGGATCAATGTTTTTGAGAAAATATTCAAATTCAAAAGAATAAGCTCCAGGTACATCACCCATAGGATAACAATATTCTGTAAACTGATCCTGTAATCCAAATTTAACAGCCGCATTTGAAGAATCTCGCCACCATATATTTATTTGAAATTTATATGTTTTTTCATTGTAGACAGATATTTGTTGTTTTAATTGTGATATACCACTTTGATGTGTCATCCAATGTTGACCACCTACTTCTTCCCACACCCAACCAGAACCAAATGTCCACTCAACAGGCTCTGTTTCAAATCTAGGATTTTTTACCAAATTGTCACCATAGGTTGGGTAAAAAAGAGGATCAAGAATCTCCATATTACAATCAAAAGGACCATCATAATTTCCCATTCCTAATGGTGACAATCCACCATAATTAAATGATTCAAACAAGTATTTTACAAAACCAACAATAAGTTGTTGGTTTTGTATACAAAAAGGGACAAATCCACCGGATTCTACTATTGTTTCTGGTGAACTACCTACAAGTGCATTCTTCTTCCACAAAAGACTACCATTGTTACTAAGATCCATTGCAATTAATTGTTCACTACCGGGAATATATTCCGCCATTATTAAATCTGATACCGGTATAAAAATATTCCCCGATTGTAAACATTTTACAATTGAACTTGGACTCCAACCAATGTATGTGAAAAGAGGATAAGAGAAATTTGGCGGTAGATCATAGGGACATTGAATTGGTTGTGATACTTCAGCAGTATTTAAATTAATCTTCCAAATCCAATTATTAATTTCAGTGTCTCCTGAGGATCTGTACTGATTTCCAACAATATATCCAATATCATTATAAATAAAAAAATCTACCCATGATGAACTAGCATTAGATGGAGGTTCTGTTGATAACCATATGAAACTAAGATCAGCAGTTCTATATTTTACTATCGTATTATTAGGATGATTAAATATCAAATAACCAAATTCACCATTTGAATCTAAATAATGAGCATCAATATCATAAATATTCAAATACCACGTAGAATAAGTAATACCAGACATATTTTCTAAGTTCAACTTAAATACATATATTTTCTTAAAATCAAGTTGACAAACTCCATAAATAAAGGAACCATATTGTCTAAGTAAAAGGTCGATTGAATAATCCGTTTCTATTGATCCGGCCACTTGTGGTTGTCCTAATAAATTAGAACATTTGTTACGTAAAGAATTTCTCCAACGTAATGGATTATGGAGAAATGTAAACCATGTAGGATTAACCTCTCCCCCTCCTCCATAGGGAAAACTATAAAATCTATTACCAATTACCTGAGGTAAGTTTTTATTTCCATCCGTAAAAACAATAGGAACCTTTTCTCCTAATGATACTTTTGTATTAGATACAACAGGCACACCTTTGAGTACAGCACCAGATCCTACGACTCTTACATCTACAGTACCATCATCATTAACAGATTTTACATAGCACTCATCTGTACCTCTTTTGTGGTAAATTATTCCACTAAACTTAGTAATGTTTTTCATATAAATAACCTACCAATCTTATAAATAACTAATATAATATTATTAAATAACTAATATAATATTATTTATAACCAGAATAACTAAATATTGATACTCCATTTCTACCACTTAATTTACTAACAAGCACTACATCACCTTCACTATAATGAAGATTTTCAATGGATGTAAGTTTAGTCAATCTACAACCAGTACCCTTTATTACAACATCATAGGTCCCATCATCATTAACAGCTACAACCCTACCATGATGAAATGGAGTATTATACTGTATTAATGAATGCAGTGACATAGGATAAATTCACTCCCTACTCTGGTGGCCATGGTTCCACTTTACTCATACTATAATTATTAAAAATTTGTGCTGTAATAGTTGTAGTTCCCTGTGCTAAAGAATGTGTAACGTCCTTTACATAAAAATTGGAATTTTCAAGTCCAATAGTATCCGCATAAACAATTATTTGATCACTGGGTTTAATTGCGGGAAATAACCCTGTTGTAAGAGTAATTGTTTCTGAAGACATAGCAGATTCTAACAAAAACCTCTGTGCAAATTCTTCAAGAGTACTCTTATCGGGAATTAGATCATTAACAATCTGATCTCTTGCTGGTTGCTCTCTAGGGGGACTGCCAAGTAATTGTTCTAGTGTTGTATTTCTGTACTTAACCTCATAATTAGATGGATCGTATGGATCCTCATTATTCTCAATTGGTCGCCTTGCTTTAACTATAATATGATACCACCATGTCTCAGCACCTAGTGTTGGTTGAAAGAAAAAAGTCATACTCCTTGTACAAGGAAATGGTTCTGGAGGATATTTTACCCAACCACCAGAACCTTGAGGATCGGGACTAAAATAAAGCTCCTTTATTTGTCCGTTTACCTCTGATTTTATTACATGTAATCCTATACCACCATCTGGGAACTTCTGTGGATCCGCAATAAGCACATGAGACTGAGTATTATTACCCTCTTCCTCAAAAAGAATACAATTTGCTTCATCGGCACGCTTTACTATTACAGAAGTAGCTACATCATCATAGGACTTTCTGTAACTCAGGTTATATATACATTCAATATCCCTCAGATCATAACTTGTAGGACTTCCGCCGGGATTATATCTATAAGTTTTAAAAACATTACCATCAACTCTCCAATGTCCAAACTTTGGTAATAGTAATTTTTTTATAACATCTAATGGTATTTCATTGTAAAAATGTAACCATTTAACATTATAATCCAAACCACCATCAAGATTACTTGAAAACCCATATTCCCTCAATATATCACTAATAATACCATTAGAAGTTTGTATATTACCTTTAACACTTCTAATAGTATCCTTACTCTGGTTATAAACTAAAAGCTTATATGAAGCATCTATCCCACTTACTGTTATTGTAGAATCAGTAGCACCCAAATTTGCAGAAGCTGCAGTGGCATGAAGATCAGTCCATGTATGATTATTAGAGACTGAATGAGTATAATGTTGACCATCAATATAATCTCCATTTGCAATTAAACCAATTACCCATGTAGATCTGCTCATATATTGTCCTAACCAAGGTGTCTGTGTTACTTTATATGTACCGCTACTGTTATCTATAACAACAGACCACTGGGTAGGTTCGTCCTCTGAAAGTCGTATATTTATATCAACAACATCCTGTGTAATATCAACACTATGTCCTGGATAATATACAACTACACTACCACTAGCATATTGATGGGGGCATTGTATTGGTAAAGTTATAGGCATGCACTGTCTCCCAATAAAATTACTCTATATCAAGAACCCTCATGTGAAAAACAACGCCACACCCAGATTTACATCCAGGTATTGGTCTCTTTTCTATAGGATTACTAGTATCCCATACACAATGCCATATGGTAACACTATCAGAAAATTTAAACGGTGCAATCGAATTAGTATAAAAAATATCATTTTCTATTTGAGCTAGTTTGGTAAAACTTATCCAGAAAAACTCAACATTCAATACTTTAGCTCCAACACCACAACCACCATCAAATACATGTGTAGCACCGGGACTTAGGTAAGATCCTGCCGATACAGTTGGTATACATCTTCTAACTCCAATAGCTCTTTCAGTAATTACAACAACCTTTACAACAGGACTAAGTTCAGGGAATATTCGCTCACTGGGACTACCACCAGGTCGGAGAAAATAGTATTTAGTTTGTTGATACTCAGTCATTGAATACTACCTCCGTTAAATAGGTGATGTATCAATATTAGAAGGAGTATTGAAAAAGTCACCAGGCGATGCTCCAACTTTTACAGTCTGACGGTTTTCATTTTTGGTTTCCTTCAAAACTTCAAATATCTTCTTGAGGAACTCATTACCCTCTTTTTCTATATCCCTTAGTTCAACCAATGGATCTTTGGCAGGACCTGGAGTCTGTGGGGTAGGTTCAAACCCAAATCCAGCTTTGGTTGGAGTAAACCCCCAACCACGACTCCTTTGTCTTGCAATTCCCCATCCTTCTGCCACTGTAGCTGTGCCCTCTCCCAATGGAACAGGAGCAAAAGTCTCAGGCATGGCAGTTGTTAAACGGAAAAAGTCATTAATTGTCTTCATGTCAGATATAAATTTTATATTCTCTGGTAGTACTGATCCAGCACGCTCCATCAACTTGTCTGTTTGCTTTAATTCAGTATTAAGACTTGATACACTATCCTTTAGAGAGTTCATATTATCAACGGCTTTTTCTTCCTCTGTAGCCGTGTCTTTCATAATCCTCTGAATTTCTAAGTAAGCAGCTTTTCTAATCTTAGCATCCTTGTCAGCTAGATCTCCTAATTCACGTTCCCATTTTACTATTTTTTCCATTAATTCTTTCAATTGTATTTCTCTTTCTGTATGGGTAGCTCTAAATATAATGCTTTCTATTTCCTCTAAAGCACTTTTCTGTAACTCTAACTTCTTCATTGTTCTTTCCATTTCCAATCTATCATATTGACGCTTTAAATCATCAGTTTGTTTCATTTGAGCTCTTATAGCATTCATACCATCCTGATAAACTTTAACATAATCCCCCATATGTGCTTTCATTACATTAGCCTTATACTGTTCCCTGCGCAATTCCTCTTCAAGCCTTTCTTTATTCTTTTTCTCAAGATCAGTAAGGTTCTTCTTTTGATAGGCTGTAAGCTCTTCACTTAACTTCCTCTGTCTTTCTACCAATGCTTCATATTCTGCCGTTTCCTGTCGATAAACTTGTTGTCTTTCCGCTAAAGCTTGTTTCAAATGCAAAGTCTTGGTTTCGGACTCCTCTATTTCAAGTTTCATTCGCTCCTTACCCTGTTTCATCTCCAAATCAAATAATTCCTGATCATACTTCCATCGGAGCGCCATTGTAGCCTTTAATATAGTTTCATCTGCTTGTGCAATACCCTTCATACTCACAGTATAGGAATTTACTCTAGCCTGATCAAGTTTTATCATTTCCTTGGTTATATCTATCCTTTTCTGTAATTCTTTATCAGCAAAATAATCTGTTTTCTTATAACTTTCTTCTAGCAACTGAGCGTATCTATTAAAATACGCATCTATATTAAAATATTTTATTTGTTGGGCTTTTGTAATAACATTAATACCATTTAATTCAATCTTCACTGCTTTATTAGTATAATCTTGAACCTGAAGTAAACGTCTATCCAAATGATGTAACTGAGCAGCTTCAAGATACCGATTCAATGCTACTTCAAATTTCTTTGTTCGTTCTTCCCTTTCAGATAAAGCTCTCTGTTCTCGTTCTCTCCATATTCTATCCCGCTCATCAATATTACCTTTGAAATGTTTTAAACGTTCCTCATCAATAACATTCATCCGTTTATTATATTCCTGTAACGATATTCGATTCATTGTAAGCTCATGATTAAGAAACTCTCTCCTTCTCTCAAGTGTCTTAAGGGCTTCTTCCCTAACTAACTCTTCCCTCTTCCTGGTTACTTCCATTATCTGCTGCTCTGAATATAATGTACTTTTCAACAGTTCATCTCTCTGAAATTTTAATTCATTTACTGCTTTTTGATTATTATCAATTGTATCTTTTAAATATTTTTTATCTTCATATCTGAGTTTATCCAAATGTACTTTTTTATTCTCTAATTCTTGATTTAAAGCTATTTTTCTTTTTTCATCTTTACCTTTCTCAGCTTCCTCTAATTCCTTTGTAATATTTGCAATCTCAGCTTCAACTTTCATGATTTCTTTAGTATTGTCTTTTGCACTACTTAATTTACTTGATAAAGTTTTAATATAAGTATCTAATTGATTAATCTGCTTATCATAATAGTCATGTACAATCTTTTCATTCTCTTTCCTAAACTGTTCTTCAGCACGTTGCATTTTCTCCAATCTATCCTCATACAATTTAAGCATAGCATCACTACTTTTTCTACCCATAGCAATCTCATGTGCAACTGCCGATTCCTCTGCCTTTATCCTCTCTTCCACAACCATTTTAGCTGCTTCTGCTTTCTTGAATTGAGTTTCAATAAATGCTTCTGCTTCAATCTTATTATTTGTGAAAAGCTTACCTGCCTGATCGGCAAGATCTTTATATGCCTGATATACCCGTTCTACTGAAACTCTACCAAACTCATATGCCTTACCAACAAGAGTGATCTGCTTACCTAACTTCTCATATTGTTGAGATGCCTGTTCCATCTCATTTATCATATTCTTAAGCTGTGTAACCTCTTTAGTAAGATTGGTTATCCACTTTTCTTGTATAGATACTTGTTTTTTGTAAATATCAATGCTATCTATACCTAATCTATTTAGTTCTTTTTGTAATGCAGCAGAAGTACGAACTAACTCCAGTCTTTTAGAACTGACAGCTTTGCTTTCCGTATCTATTACTCCCTCTGCTGCTATTTTTGCACGTTCATATTCCTCAATAAGTTTAGGCATTCTAGATATTAATTCATTATATCTGTTAGTTAAGTCAACCAATCTAACAGAAAGTACATTATAACTGGATTTTAAGTCATCAGTAGATAAACCAAGTGATCTTACGTACCTTATTTGTTTATCTAATGTTTTTGTGCTATCCTCACCTAATTTTCCAATTTCAATAAGTTGGTTAAGATAATCTTTCCTTATCTTATTTACTTCTTTCATTACAGCGCCTTCACGCTGTAATGTTTTAGTATACTTGATACTTTGATCCTCTACTTTTTTAGCCCAATACCAAACACCCCCAGCAGCCGCTACAACCAACCCAGCCCAAGACACAAGTGTCCCAAGAGTACCAACAAGTCCCACAAGAGCCCTTCCCACAAGCGTAATCACAGATAAACCTGTTCTAAGAGAGCTTATAAAAAACTTCCAAGTACCGGCTAGTGTTGTCATTATTCCCTTCTGTATAAGAGCCTGGGCATTGTATTTCTCCATCGCTTTACCTACAAGTATCTGTGCGGCAGCATTTACATTCAAAGCACCAGTATCTGTATTTATAGCAGCAGTCAACTCAGTAAAAGTTACACCAAGTGTCCTAATTGTAGTAATCAACTGTTTTGCAGCAACACTATCCACTAAAGCACTTTCAGCCCATGCAACTAATGAAGAGATACCTCGTGCAATTAAAGGTAAAAATATTGTGAAAACACCAATAGCAGAATCAATAGCTAAGCCAATACCGGCAATAGATGCCGCTACTTTTAAACCAATACCCACTACGTTTAACCCGACGCCACCCCATGCAACCGTTTTACCAATTAATTCTTTAGTACTTTCGCTTTGCTTATCTAAAGCATTCATTACTTTATATATAATATCAACATATAAAGAATATGCTGATATAGCTTGCTTACCAATTACATTATTCAACTCTTCCTGAAGACGTGCGAGTGATGTTACTTTCTTACCAACATCTTCCATAGCAGCTTCGTAGTTACCAGCTGCTTTTTTACCTTCTTCAAGTATATAATTTATAATTGCTGTTCTGGTTTCAACAACACTAAGAGATGTGGCAGTTTTACCTAATTTTTTAGCATACTCCTCTTGTATAGAATTCAATGTTTTGGTTAATCCGAATTGACGGAGAAGCATTGGGTTAAATGTACTAATTGCATCAATCAATGTTGCATAAGCTTCTGAGGAATTCTGCCCTGAAATAACAGCTAAATCCTGAGCAACACGTGCAAGTTGTATACCCTTTGATAGATCTATTTCAGATTGTGCTAACCGAATTACTGCAGTCGAAGCTTCCTGAGTTGTAATACCAAGTGCAGAGATTGCCTGTTGGGCACTTCTCACTTGTCCAGTTGTATATCCAGCATTTTTACCAACGGTATTGAGAATTGTTCCCAAGACTTGCGTACGTTGATATACTTGAATAGAAGCCAAAGTTATTGAATTTAGAGTATTACCCAAAACAATAAGAGCAGAACCAAATAACTTAGTACCCTGAATTACAACTGGCAATCCAACATTGTATTGAATTGCCACTGTAACAAGACTCTTCAAAGCACCAGCAACCCCCTGCAGAGACTTGGTAACTTTGGTTATACTATCAATAGCATCTTTGTGATCAACACCAAATTTTACCAAAAAATCGACTATGGTTTTTGTTACTCCTCCAGTACTACCTGGAGTTATGATATCGGGCATATTATAAGAACCCCCGATCTTTCATCATATCAAAGTCCCGCATAGCCTTTGTAATTAGTTCATCTTTCTTTGATCCTACTTCAGTTAACTTTCGATACCACAATAATAAATTAAAAATGCCAATGATCTGTCTAAAGGACAGATTTTCATATACCCAGAAAATATCTTTATTAAGAGCATGAGCTACAATATAACACATCTTCTCCCTCAGACCAAGAGTATTCCCTACACTGTCTGTCTCTTCGTCAAATTCTGTTGGGATGTCGTCTGTGGAAGAAGATTCTCCAGGTTTTTTCTTATTTCACCCAGATTACACAACTCTTCCTCGCATTTAGTTATTATCTTTTCCCTGATACTAGGAGTAAGTTCATCTTCCCAAAAACTGTCTTCCAATTTGCCCAAAAAAAATTCAATCTGTGGTCTTGTATCAGGAGTGGGGAGTTTTTCAATTCTTTTTGTTTCTTTTTCTATTTCTTTACGGAAATTAATCCATTCCTCGTCAGTATGAATGACTGAGGAAAAGTCCTCTATTTTTTTATTAAGTAGGAAAGCAGCAAGCTGTCTTTCAGCAAACTGCTTTCCTAATGAAGTTACAAGATCAATATATTCATCCCTCTTCTTAGCCGAGGGTTCAATTACCTCAAAAACCTTCTTTTTGTCACCTTCACCAATCTCAAATACAAGTTTTTTTCTGGTTAAAACTGTAGTACCGGAACTACTTGTACCAGAAATCAAACCTAAATCAGGTAACATATAATTGCATTTAGAGCACATTAATACAGCATTACACTTAGGACACTTTGCAGGCATAACACACACTCCTTTTATTAATAATTAACAATAATATTGACTTATTAATTAACAACACAATTAATATTAAGTATATTATAATCATTATAATAAACACAATAATATTAAAATACTGGATCACTACCAGACATTACTTCTTCATGCCATCTCTGAATAAGTCTCTGACCTTCTGGTAAAGTCAAATCACCCACTGCATCAAAGGCAAATTCCCGAATATTCCAAGCTCCTGCATTATATTGTTCTTGTGTTTCCGGAGAAGGATAAGCACGTGGAAACCTAGTAATCTGCCTGCCACCACTCTTAGGATATCTTGTATCCCGTGTTTGTTCATAAGTAAACTCGGCAACAAAGAATTGTTTCAAATTGAGACCACCAGTATGAATTCCCAATGTGGATGGTCTAACAGCAGAATAGGTTATATAAACACCGCCACCATAATCAACATTACCATTTGCAACTCTTCGAATTGCCCCCTTATAAATCACAAGATCAAGTGTACTTTCATCTTCATAAATATCACCAACTACCAAATCTAACGGAGTAGGATCCGCAGTATGAGCCGTTGGAGCAGGACTTTTGAGTATATATCTATAATTCAGGTGTGCCCACGAATCTGGGTCATATAAATATTTTAATTCTGTAACGTTATTTATTACCGTTTCATTAACATAACTATCATCAATACCATAATCAACACCATATTCACCCGAATGCCCCTGAGTTGTAACATATCCCAACTGTCTAGCCATCTGTTCCAACGTCTTCTCTTTCAAAGTAAAAGTAGCACGTGCCATTTCCTTCAATACCTCTTCCTTAACCAGGATCTGAGGTTGACCATCAAAAGCTTGGAGCACTTCTCTAACAGTTACAACGGTAGCATTGCCTTCAAGAGCACCAACATCTTGAAGGCTAGTGAGTGATCCCCCTATTCTCAGGTAACCATTACCCTGACCCATTTTAGCAAATTGCTGTTTCTGTACAATACCCATAATATTACTCCTTTCATTGTACTTTTATTATTGAATCTTGATCCATACCATAAACATCCAAGTTCATTTTAAAAGAAAGTTCAATAGCCTGTTCACCAGCAATATTATTAAAATTATCACCACTTGAGAAAATACAACCACGAGCAGTTCCATATAAGAAAGGAAAATCACGAAAACATTCTTTAAGAGCTTCACGATACCTCATTGACATATATTCAAGCAATTCAGGATCGTCGCCCTCCAAATAAACAGTTAAAACATATCTATATAAATCTATTATATCCTGATTAGCTGTATATATCAAGTCATCTGAAACTTTATTCCAACCAACTGATACAATAGTTATGCCAGGATAACCATCAATTCTATCAGGTTGACCTACTATTACAGTATAAAAATTGTTTAATATTATAGGTGGTTCCCTTGAAGAAAATCTATTTAAATACTTTGGACACTCTTCTATTATTAATCTTTTAATTGATCTAGTGATTGCTTCTTCCATTAAGATATTCCTTTCATTATTTTCTCAAAATCATCCGTTACATGTTTTTTAAAGAAAGAAAACCATCTATTTAGTTCCACGCTAGTAATAGGGACAGGAATTACCCTTAGAGGTATGGAATCTCTAGTAGTAGTTTTACGTTTACCATAAGGTCCCTCCCATTGTTGTGAAATACCGTCATCACGGAACTCCATACCTTCTATTAATTCACCACGAAGCTTTTTTTCCTTCAACACTGCAGTATATAACTTTCCATCATACCTCTTTACATTAGACCCTATAACTAGATTGGTATTATCCATCTTTACTATAGCATTGGTATCCCCTCTATTCGTAAAACTTTTCACAAATGCAAAATCACGTTCTGAAATACTGAGTGGTGGTTTATACTTTGATCTTTGATATTCAAAATACCCATCTGTTATTTTCTTAAATACCGGAATAAAATTAGACATATGCTTTTTTAATTGATTAAGAACTTTATCCGTTCTTTGTAGTGGGTCGGGCGAAGATATCTTTTTATCTATAAACTTAAAATTAAGTTTAAACATGTTTAATATTAACTCCTATTAATTTAATATTAAGCATTATGTATTATAATAATAACTTAACTTTAAAATTCTTTATTTAACCTAAATAAAATATCTTTAGAAATACCCCGATCAAATTTACTATCATCTGTTACGTCCACCATACTACTATACATAGCACCTGCAAGAGTAGTTATGGGTCTTTTATCATTAGTAGTAGGATTACCATCATCACCAATTGGTGGTAAAGTCAATTCGGCTTTTAACATAAGGAGTAACCTATCAAATTCAGATCTTAATTTCTGTTCCTTAGTCGTAGTTTTTGGGGGAGCACCAGAATGAACAAAAACTTCTACATCAATAGCAGCTTGGAGGGCATTTAAAATTGAACAATAATTATAGACAATGCCAGGTGGTATTGGAATGTTGATACCATAACTAATAAAAAGAGGAACAAGTTTATCATAGGCTTGATCAATAAAATCACAGACAGTTTGAATCGTAGGCTGTGTATCATTATGATATTTAAAATCATTATATTTTGTAGACACAGGTCTCAACAAAGCCTCAATCTGGGCTACTGTAGCTATACCCCTAACTGGAGTTGGATCTGCCATTTTTCTCAACCTCCCCCATCAATCTTGCTTCTTCTTTTGAACTTAAATGTGCTTCGTCTGTTAAAATCATATCTTCTGATTTCAGATCTAAATCTAAATTCAAACCATTAAGTTTGGTTTTCTTTTTATACTCTTCAAGACAATCCATATCCATTATATGATATACAAAAGCTTTTGGATGTAACCAGCGTTCCACATTTAATCTTATGAGATCTCTAGTAGCACCCTCATCTTCTGTACAATTTTGCACAGATGCTTGATAGAATTTTACCCTACCCTTCTTAAATAGCCACGTTTTCATCAGAAAAATACCAGCCACAAGATCCATCTTAACAGGTGACTTAGAATTAAGAACTTCCTTATAATCAAATTCCCTGTCATACCGTCTCATATGTGCATTATATTTTAGGAAATTATATATACCGGATATCTTGGTAGAAGTCCTACACCATCCAGCTATAACATCCTTATCAGCTTCTATTAATAATTTTAATGTATCCTTTTGAAGACAAATATCACTATCCATATATAACCAATAATTATCATACATGGATAGGGCATCTGTTATTGCATTCTTCAATCTACCCATAATCCAAATAGTTTTATCTCTGGTATTAACCTTTCTTTCATCTGGCCTAGTTCCAAAGTTCATCAATTCAACCACTATATACCTATATTGTTCACGATACAACTTTTTAAATTGTAAGAGCATTTTGAATGTGGCATCTTTACTATCATTTACAATAAAACGTAATCCAATATATTTCTTTGGATAATCTAAGTTTACAATACTTTCTAATGTATAGGGTAATACCCATGCACGCTCTCTTACAGGGAAACCTATACACACATTATTATTAATAGTAAACATATACAACACACTCCTTAATATTAAACTAATAATAACTTATATGAATCATAATATTGCTCGGCAGTTTTTACAATATTATGGTTATTGTTTACATAATTAATTGCATTTTTATTTAAAGTTTCAAGTAATGTGTTACTATTAAGTAAATCAGATATATATTGTATGTATATACTATCCGTAGTACCAAATCGCTTAGGAACAACTTTACCATATACAGAACCATTAACATTAATACATTCGACAATACCTCCCACACCCCCAACAACAGGAACACAACCACAAGCCATGGCTTCCAATAAAGTAGCAGGTTGTCCTTCTGTAAAAGATGTGTGTAAATAGATCTTGGAAGCATTATATATATCACGTAATGTAGAGTGATCTGTAGAACATAAAAATTTTAGATTCTTTCTACGTAAATTTTTGAACATAGTATAATATGGTTCCATTGGTTCATTAAATACTATACAGAATTTATAAGCATAGCATTTATCAACTATTGATTTAAGTATTTCTATACCTTTATGAACATCGGGTCTACCTACCCAACATATATCATAGAATCTATCAAGAATGTTAGATGTTGATCGCCAAAAAGTTAGATCAATACCATTCTTTATTACGCTGACAAAGGACGGACGTTTAGTTGGTGTTGTTAGAAAACAACGATTCTTATCAATCTCAGTAATAAATCCTCTATAATAGACAGGAGCCTCGTTTAACCATGCTATAGAAGGAGCATACACAGATTCAGTTATATCAGGAAAAACAGTATGAATAAATATAGTAACATTATGTACTTTTGCGCAGTTTAATATAAAATCAAAAGAATCAAAAGCATGTATCATAGTATATTTATTCAAATTTAATAATTTAGATAAATTGGTTTTACCATCCTCTACATAATAAACACGATCAAAACTCTGCTCATAGTATCTTTCTAATTTACCTTTTTGATATAAAACTATCAGATCTATTTTAATATCATTAAATATAGATTTAATAACTTTTGACAATCTCCATATAAAATTTTCAGCACCACCAATTTTAGCGCTACCTATTGTAAATAAGATATACATTACACTCTCCTAAGTATGCATAACTGACGTTTACCCAAATCATATGTCTCAAAAATACTATAAGCCGTCTTACTCCTTATATATTCATGTATATTATTCCTAATACTGGGATACATCCATTCAAAATATTCAATCTCAAATGGTTCCGGAACTTCATATATAAATCTGTGGGTTTTAGCACTTATTAAACCTAGCAATTCATCAAACTCTTCTATAGGATGGTAGCGCATAAAATGATGAAGAGATGAAAGAGCTAAAATCAAATCAACACAATATTCCTGTGATTGCATGAATTTAAGCATATCTGTACATTGACATGATATATTCTGTTTCTTAAGAATTACACTGGCAATGTTATACCTAATTGGATCTAATTCTACAGCCCTACACCATGCATATTGACTATTTGAATCTAAACCTTTTTTAATCCTACTTAAGGTAAACCCAAAACAACATCCTAAGTCATAAGCACTAATTAGCTTATGCTCTTTAACAAAATTTAACAAAAATTTTTCCTTTCTATCATCTCTATAGACCACCCAATTAGAAAAGTCAGGATGATCTATAGGTTGATATAATCCAATATTTTTGTAATGCTTTTTTACATTATTATAAAAATCTTCCCATTCACTCTGCCTAAAAGTAACAACAAACTTTATTTCATCAATACGATCAAGATATATTAATATTGCAAATCTGTGTAACCCATCAAGAATTTCCAAAGAACCATCATTATGTATACCACAAATCAAATCACCATAAAAATGAGTATAATTTATATCAGGCCTGTATATTGAAATATAATTCCCTGTATTAACAAACCCATTATTTTTAATAGATCTATATAACTCTATAAATTCATTACATTGCTGTTTTACACCATCAATGTTTCTTAATAATTTACCCCAAACAGTTCCATCATTAATATTTTCTATTAACATCTTATAATAAGAAGTCTCTTCTAATATAAAATTAGGAGACTCTAATTGTACTAATAAATCATAATGGGGAGTTTGTTTTATATAATTGATAAGATCAGTTGACCAAGGATCACTACCCAAATATTTATAACCACCAAAATCGTCAACTACATATGTTTTCTTGGAAGACAAATCAAATCCAAATTCAGACAAGGCAAGCTCACAATTATCATATATAATATCATTTGTATTAACATATGGTTTTATACACTCCAATGGTTTATCAGTATTACACTTATTATGTTCATTTCGTTTAATGGTTTTGGTAGTCCTGACAACTGATTTTGAAGGTTTCTTAGCCATAATTTAATAATCCTCCTTACTGATAATTCCTAAAACAATATCTACATTCTTGTGGTATTTGTTCTTCTGAAAACTGCAATCTAAATTTCATAATATTATCACGCATCCAAATATTATCCTCATAGATAGAACCAAATAGTGGGCTTGGTGGATATATGGAATTACAAATACTCACAAATCCATTACCGTCAACGGCAATAGAATTATAAATGAATTCACATCGCCTTCTTTCTATATCAAGATCTATTAATATAGGATAACTCTTTATCAAACTGGAACAGGGGTGATTTTTTAGAAAAGATATTACCCAAAAATCTTCTGTAGTTAATACATTATCTAAAAATTCGGTTTTATCTTGTTCTGTTTTCAATGTATGTGGTAAGAGGTTATTAAGATATACTCCAGAAACACCCAGGCTTTCGGCTAGTTTAAGAAACTGATCCAATTCTTTAACGCTAGTCTTGTTACAAACAAATGATAAGTACGTATTAATACCTCTATTAACAAGATATTTAATACCATCTATTACTATATAAAACATACCATCAATACCAGTATTACTATAATGTAATCCCGGTGTTCCTGCATTTAAACTAACAGTAACCATAAAAGAACTGGGTGGATTAACAAACCATTCCCACCTCTTTGTAATTAAAGATCCATTAGTAACAATATTAATAAACTTATTATTTGATTTGAGATATTCAATTATTTCAGGTAATTTATCATATAATAAAGGTTCTCCTAACCCACACAAACAAAATCCACTAATTGTTGGGAACTTATTAACTGTATATTTAACTACATCCATATTAATAGAAATCAAGGAATTAATTATTGAAGGATCTTTTTGTCTAATACAAAACTTACATTTAAAATTACATTCTGATGTTATAAACAGAGTAGCATTCACAGGATGAGACTGTGAACTTCTCAATTTTATAAAATTAGGATCTTTTATGATAAAACTTTTTTCCCTATTTCTAATAGCAGAAGTAACCTCAGACATTTCATACCCCCTTAAAGCATAAAAATCTATAATATCATTAGTAACCTGATACCTTCTATATATTCTATCATATGCTTCAGGTATCCAGCTATATTTATATTTCTTATACTTATCTACCAAATCATAGTAACGATCAAACACAGTTTCATATGTCCAGTGAGGACTATGCTTACCTAATACAGTTTGTTCACATACTATGTTGTAACCATCGTTAAGTAATCTATCTAATTGTTCTTTTTCACAAGAAAGAGTATTACAATTATAAGGATAATTTTTCATAATATCCATTTTATAGATCTTAACACCATACAAATTCATCTCAGTATGACAATCATACAACAAGAAACATGCCATACAAACATTATCAAGAGTTTTTACAATTGTATTATACATGATTTCTACTGCATTAGAATATAGTATCATATCATCATCTACTTGTATATAATATTTTGTATTACATCGGAGAATCATTTCCTGAAATGCCTTACTCATAGGAGCAATACCATAGATTATATTTATAGAAAAATCTACAGTTTGCTTTTTCAAACTCTCCATACACAGATCATAATTTGGGTTTTCACCAGTTGTTATAAGAAAAACGGTCAAATCTTTTAATATCATTTTGCCCTCGTTCTATCTAAATTCTTTGGTTTATTCTTTTGTTTTATATCATTCAACTTCTTCCTAAACCACTCTTGACCAGGTCTGTATATGTCATCAAGACTGTTAGCACAGGTTTCATAATAATTAGTATACATTACTTCCTCCGGTAAATATAACACTTTCCACTTTCTTCTAGCAATATCATAACAAAAATTTATCATATAAAAAGCATCTGATTCAGCATCAAACCCACCGACATCATCAAAAGCTTTCCTTCTTATTATAGCCAACTTTGAATCTATATAAGTATTATAATCCTCTATTAATATATCATAAGATTCAGGAGAGTCCTGAAACCTCCTAAAAATTGGTTGGAATCCTAAAGGATTCTCAATACCAACATCAACTATTTCAAAGTTCCTACTTACTAACTTTAGACCAATTAAACCAATTTCTGGTTCTGTATTAAATCTGTCTATTATATCATTCAAAGGGGTTAAAAATAAAACCCCCACATCTGCAACCATAATCAAAGGAGAAGATGTATTATTTATTGCCATATTAAGTGCATCTGGTATACTCTGTAAAAAATCGGGTTCTACCAAATTACAAGTATAATCCCCCGGAACAAATTTCTCCAGGTTATTTAATGTATGTTGATATAACTCCTCCTGAGATAATCCAAATTCTAATCTAGGAACTTTCTTAACCAAAAAAACATCCATAATCATCTTTCGTAAAGTATTGAGCATAACAACAACTCCTTTCAAATAATATAAAGACGAAGTTAGATTAAAATATCTATCTCCGTCTATATAATTTATCTATATTTAATAATATATACATAATTAACATTAGTATAATAATAAATAACATTACAACACTAATAACATGTTAATAATTAACCTAGTGTGTGGGCTATTATAGCTCCGCATTCTGGAACAATGATCTTCTCATCTGTATATTCCATAACCTCAATTACGGTAGCCCTCTCCCACTGTAATTCGATCTTTCTTACCAATCTTGTCTGCCACTGAAAAATATATCCCAATGAAATTCTTCTCAATCCAGGGCTAGGGTTAACAAAAGCTAAATAAACACTGTCACCCCAGATATAAGAAAGATCTACTTCCTGACCAAGATTAGCAGCATTATATCCAGCACCAGCTACCTTAACAGTCATACCATATAATTTGTTTGGTATAAGTAGCTCAGAATCGATTGTTAACAAATTCTGAACATATTTTACCATGTCCTTTATAGTTGGGTCATAAGTAAGAACACAAGCTACCTCATAAGGTATTATTATAGTATTAGGTTGCTGGAAACATTTGCTGTGAATATATTTTATTCTGCCTAATATATCCTTATCAAATGTACTACCATTTGTTCCCCAAGCAGTACCGGCATTAACAACAGCATCTCCAATTATATTACTATCAAGAAGTCCCTTTACTTTAACTTCCTTATAAAGACCAATAACATCAGTACAATTTTCCGTTGCTTCGATTTCAGGAGAAATAGGTGTATCAGCATTATCTTTAACTTCTTGTGGTATCACTTCGCTAATAGCATGACACTCACAGAAGTAAGATCCGGTATCATAGGTGTGGTAGATTGTTCTGGATCTTGTTCCTGGGGCTCTTCTGGTGTTTACATATTTAAAATGTTCTTTACCCTGAATATAATATTTATCACTTTGCTTTTTTACTGATACAGTTGGAAATAAAGTTTCAGCAACAAATGCAGCATTGTGATGTTTTATTGATATATCAGTTAATGGACCATCTATATGAACTTCTTGCGGACTTGGTCTGATCATTTAACTTACCTCCTTTCCTTAACCATTATATACTTGTCTGGTATTCCCGTGAAGCCTCACAAGAACCTGATCACCATCTTGTGCAGCATTATCAAGAGCAACACCTATTGACCAATAATAATCTACAGGTGTTGATTCAAGTGGCACAGCAGCAATCTTACCAGCAGTCCCGTATAGATATACTTCATCACCAATATTTATAGCACTAGCAGCAATACATTTCACATCCCCAAATATAGCTAAAGTAACTGGTTTACCGTTGTCAACCGATTTATCCTGAACAACCCCAGCAAATAACCTAGCATTTGAAGCCGTAGGATATTTTACTTTATTTTCATCAGTGGTATCAATAACAACACATCGCCCAGCTACAACTCCACCTGTTTGATTAACAATCTTATTACCATCTGTTATTATTATTTGTTCACCAAGCACTCTTGACACCTCCTTTACGACTCATAGAGTTCCATATATGCTTGTTTTAGGGCATCACGGAATTGGAAATTCTTGTCAACTTTCTGTCCTTCAGCATATATCTGCCGTGCCCTCAACTGTAAATCAGTTGAAATCATATCATCTTGAACTGACATACCTCTCTCGGTATAGTCAAAACAACCAGGTAAAGATTCAACAAATCTCATAAACTTTGTAGCATCTTCCTCATCAAAAGACATCAACATATCAATAGCCAAATCTTTTAACTGTGGAGGTATTTTACCAATACCTCTTTCATCAGCAATCCAATCATCAACGATACCCTCCACAGCTTCAAATTTCAAGGCCTCTTGTAATTGATAATTTTGTTCTTGTAATTGTGCTACTTGTTCTGAAAGCTCCATAGCAACAGATCTTGCTTCTGGATCTACTGTCGAAGCTACAGGAACAACCGGAACTTCTGGTTCATCAAATTCATACTCTTCATCATACTCTGGTTCATCATATTCCGGTTCATCAAATTCCCAATTATCATAATCATCATCAAATTCCCAATCTTCGGAATAATCATCATTATAATCATCATCATCATCATCAAATTCCCAATCATCATCAACAGCATCATCGTAATATTCGGGTTCATCATACTCATAATCAACAAACTCCTCTGGTTCTTGAACAAGCTCAGAGAAGGTTTCGTCATCAAGATCTAATCCGCTATCAACATCTGCATAAGACATTTGTATGCCTCCTTTCTTTCTTCTTAATTTTAACGACCTTATAAATTCTCTATTGCTTTCAGATACATCACCTTCCTCTACAGTAGGTTTTTTATTTCCAGTTCTTTTAAACCCTCTATTGTTTTTATTAGAATAATCCGGTGAAACAAGATTATTAGAAACTTGTTGTGATTTCCACTCGGAAATTATTCTCTCTTTAAATCCAGGAAAAACTTCAGACAACAAAATAGGAGCCATTCTTTTGATGAATGGTCTATTTGTAAGAGTAACAGCAATTAATACATTGGGAGTAATCTTTTTGGTTTCAGGATCTTCATACTTTGGTGAAAACTCAGCCGATACATAACGATATACCTTATCCTTTATTAAACCAAGCCCCTTTTTAGTCCAATCAACTAATGCCCAAAGACCAGAAGGACGTATTTCAAGTTTCTTTATCCATCCTACAGCACCCTTGTCTTCCTTGTGTTCGGTATCAATAGCAATATCAATACCTCGCACATTTTCCTCATGATGCTTCTTAAGATCCTCAAAAGTTTTTTCATTAATGTCAATTGGACCATATACAGGATGATTCCACCTACCAGGTCTAAGGATTTGAATCCATGAAAGTCTAAGATTCCTCGCTCCCAATCTGGCAGGTTTTATATCTTCTAATGATATTGGATTTATGAGTTCACTAAAGACATGAATACTATTATTACTATCCATATCAATAGTATGCTCATAATCAACATTATCATCCAAAGTCTTATCCTGATAGTACAATCTACTACCCATCATAAGACCAAATCCTTTTAATTATTATTTATGCACATGTTTTTAATAACAATTTATTTATTTTTTTGCAAAAACACCCTTTAGCTTCTCAATTCCCCTACCGGCTAATTTAGATGCTTTCCTAGCTACTTTACCACCAAAATAACCACCAGCACTTAATCCAGATCCTAGTGCAAGTCCCAGAGCGCCCGCTTGTGCTAATTTTTTCAAATATGAACGTCTTTGTGAAGGTGTCATTGGAATATTTTGTTCCTCTTCAATAGGTGCTTGAAACATGTAAGGATGATAGTAATAGTAGGGTTCAGAAGCAGCAATTGTTTTTCTACCCATACGTTTTCTAATTTTCTTAGCCCCTAAGTAACTTACACCACCGAGTCCCCCAACTGCTCCAGTTACTGCAGCTACCTTTTGCCAGGTAGGCATCTTTTTCCATATTTCTTTAGCTCTCTTAATTAATTTCGGATGAGGAACTGAGGCTACCCCCTCAACCGCTCCAACAGGTGCCTGAAACATGTAAGGATAATAATAGTAGGGTTCGGAAGCAGCAACTGTAACAGGTTCTCTTCTACGCCTACCAGCTAACCATCTATAACCACCATACAATACAGGAAGTCCTATTGCAGCACCTCCACCAACTCTATAGAGGGCCCTAGTTCTCGGTTTAAGACCCCCCCACCAACTACCCACACCGGTTTTCATTCTACCAATCCCCGCCCTAACTTTTCCATATTCCGATTTGAGCCTTCCCAATAAACTCGGAGATTGGGTATAAGTTCTCTTAACTCGTCTTGGCATTTTATCATTACCTCCTTATTAATTAATATTTTATATTATATATTAATTTATCAATTTATCACATTAACTATATATTATTATTTAATAACCACAACCTTATACTTTGCCTAGCCTTTTTCTAGAAAACCTTATAAGTTTACCTTTCAGCGGTTGTGGTATATGAACCTGATCAGGAGTCAGCATCATAAATTTATACGATTCAAACTTGTCCATATTAATATTATTAGATCTCTCCCAAGTACTATTAAATCTTTTATTACCTGCTATTAAATAATTAAAATAACTTTTTTCAAGTGGAGTCAATTCCCAAAATTCACTAAAACTGGGTAATACCCAATATTCCTCTCCCATAGATTGTGCATTGTCACTTTTTCCCTTAGATCTTCTCATATACTTTCTTTGGTTTTGATAGGCTATTGCAACAGCCTGTTTGGGAGGATAACCAGATCTAATCAATTCTTTTATATTAGCATTTCTAGCTTCTTTGGAACCTGACTTTATCAATGGCATAAATTAATTACCTTTTTAATTTGAATTTTCTGAATACTATATTTCTATAATAACTACGTTCCGCTTGATCTAATAATTCGGACAAGTATCTACTATTACTTTTATCTAAAAATAAGGGGTCAGCATAATCCAATTGAGGCAAATAACGACATAAAGAAGAATCATTATAATTATAATAACTTAGTCTATTATTTTTGTCAATAAATTCACTATTAAATTTTAAATATTTATTAGTAAACCACTTTTTAGCACGCTCACCTATGTCAATTCTATATTGTTTCTCTGGTAAACGTATTTTATCAAGTCTACTATAAACCAATTTCTGTGCATCATCTATAGTTTTACCCGTAGCACAAATAGCACCAACTAATCCCGAAGTAGTAGTTACAAGTCTATCATGTTCATCTAGTCTAACATCAAACCAATAACATGAATCAACAAAATCCTCAAACCCAGTTATTACCATATCTGAAGATCTCTTTGCAAGTTGCTTAGCAACAGATCTTCTCCTTTTACCAGATAAACCAGATGGGAGATCAACCATTGGATAGGGTGGAACAGATAAAGTAACTCCAATAGAAAAATCAGGAGGAAATTCGACATGATCTATATTACCAGTAGCTACAGCATAGAGTAATTCACAGAAAGACCCATCCCACAATTCCATTATATTCTCTATAGCCACATAACCACAATTACCACTCCATACAATTTTACCGTTTCTTCTAGTCAATATTATATGGTTAGGTGAAACATTGACACAATAAACTTTACCTTTATAATATTCTTTACTTATATTATTTATAGTTAAATATAAATCATCCTTTAATTTATATTGTTTAATACAATATAAATCCTGATCACAAAAACTATTACCTTTACAACGACATACCTTAATACGATCTTTTATGCTGTTATTATTTATTCTATATAATCCCGTGTTAATTTTATTAATAACAGAACGCCCACATACCTTTAATATTAATTCTTGTAAGTCATCGGCTATTTGTTTAGTAGGTGCAAAATATAATATATGATCATTTTCCGTGAGACAGTCACAACCAAGATGATACCCATTCAAAAAGCACTTTACACGATCCGATGCCAGTCCTTTAATAAAATTGGGTATATGTCTATTGCAACACTCGTGTAAATTAATAGTATTAATAATATCACTAGCAACTTGAATATTGTTTAACAATATACTACACTTAACTTTACCACTTCTATTAATTGTTTCCAATACAAACATACTTTCTAATAAATCAAGATCGGCTAAAACAATTAATAGTTTACCTAATATATTGTTTGGTATTTCTGGAATTAAAATACCAAAATGATCGTCCTGATTGTGTAGTTTATGTGGTCTACCTATAGCAGTACACACTCCCAATAAAAATAGCCATGAATCCATCGATACTTGTTTTTCGGAAAATGATTCATAAGATGGTAAAATATAGAAATTTTGATCATCACCACTCCAGACAGATAGACTAGACATCCAAAATTTATTAGATCCTAAGCTATTAATTAACTCATCAGCTTGCATTAGTTTATAATGATTGTTATCTTGAGTAATAGCATATAACATATGATCGGGTGTTATTTTCATATTTATTAAATCATTATTAATTAATAACATCTCTCCATCATAATCTTTAACCACTTTATTATTAATTTTACAATACTCTAATTCCATGTTAGTGGGATTTAAAGTAGCAACTATTTCATCGTCTGAAATATCCTTAAAAAACTTGAATCCATCCTTAGTCAATATTTCAGTTTGATCATCATGACACCTAGGTGTAAACTCTAATGCATATATCTTATCATCATCACCTACAATTGTATTAAGATCAATCGGACCCGAATATTTTTGTTTTTCAAGAAGGGGTAACAGTTTTTTAACATTGTGTGTTAAAATAGTTTCATGAGGAGAAAACCAAACAACTGATCCAGCAGATCCTATAGTCGGACCTAAATTACCGACTAGAAACTTCTTCTCTTCTATTGTATAATTATCAAATCCGGGTATATACCTTCCATTAGCCAACCATATTTCAGTTGATATTTCAAATCCTTCAATAAACTTCTGAAGGATCAAGCCTTCAGTAACATCTATAAGCCTCTCATCTTTAAAATGTTCCAGCATATCTAACATATCATCTGGAGCTTTACTCGTATATGATGTAAAGGAACTTGCATTCTCTCCCATAATCTTAACAACATAACGATCCGGGTTTTGCTTTACAAAGCTCATAGCAGCATCTATCGTTTTGAATTTATAAGTATCAGGTATCAATATACCATAATCTTGCATTATCTTGAGACCATAGGACCTATCAAATTCTAGTTTGTCATTAAATACACCCCCAGAAAAAACAGGATAACCACGTTTCCTTAGGGAATCTGCTGTCCTACCCATACCAGTAGAATCAAAAACAATAAAATCAAAATCATATTTCTCTAATGCAGTAACATAATCATCGGTCTTCTCTAACAATCCATCAAAAGTTTTACTATCAATACTACCGCCACCAGGATCATAATAAGCTATAACATCATGACCCTCTCTAAGTAAACGCTGACCTATACAAAACCCAGACCCAGTATGAGTCATTAGAAGAATTAACATATAGGTCACTCCCAATCAAAGAATAATATCTGTTCGGAGCAAGCTATTGCTGATCCAACTATAGCCTTTGTCAAATCTTTCATATACTCAGTTTTAATAATCTGAGCAGTCTCAGGATCAAAATTAGCATCAATCTCCGAAAACAATTGAGCCGTGATCTCATCAAGAGATTCACAAACTTCATTGAGTACCATATCAGTAATATCAGATATGCTTTTACTCATGATAACACCTCCGTTTATTATTAACTTATTTTCTTATATAATTTGTAATATTAAAGAATCTGTTAACATATAATTCGTCTAATTCTTGAACTGATTCTTCTGGTATAATAAACCATATTGGTTTTATATTACCGTTAGGTAATATAAATTCAGTAACAGGAATTCTAGATTCATCCATTTGTTGGTTCCTAAGATTTGTTGTTTCTGAAATTCTTTTTATTTCCGAACGTATTTTAGCCTTTGATTTTTGTAACTTTTTAACCTTTGACTCCAATTTTGTCTTTTTATTAATTCTATCTATGTCTGGTTCTTCACCCCTACTTGCTTGCGCCTCTAACTCAGCATCAATCTCTGCTATCTGATCTTCATGATCGACTATTTCATTGTCTATATCTTTTATTTTCTTTTTTAAAAGATCCAAATTTTCCTCTGTTGTTAATTCGGTAGGAAGTTTTTTAATACTCTGACTGGATGATTTAGGTAACTTAGCAGTGGGAGGTTTAATAATTGATTCAGTTGGTTTTGGTAATCCAGTACCACTAGGTTTAGGTGGTTTGGACATTGTGATTTTAAGATTTCTAGCAGCAAGATATTTCGTAACATTAGGATCAGTAATAGTTTCCGGAATATCTACGGAACCAGAAAGTAGACTATAACCCCTCTCATTTTCAGATCTCACTACTCTTGGAGGTTTTAATTCAATTCCACCATAATATACTTTTTTTTCTCTAAATATCTTATCTAAAGTTCTCAACAACCTATTTCGAAGCCCGGGATTAATTTGTGTATTCGCAGCAACATAATACATTCTATTCAATCTATCTTGATCTATTGGTTTAAGATCACTATTAATCAATTCACCACTCTTACTAGTCAAATACAAATCAACAAGATCCTCAGGATCATCATATTCAGCCCTAGGGACAAGAGATAGTCCAAAAAAAGGATCTGTAATTAACACAGCCTGATCACGAACAGATCCCTTACGTACAAAGATTATAGGAGGTCTTTGTGATTCAATTAGCAAATCCCGACTTTCAGATGCCACTTCCGGTAGTTTAGCACCCAAATCCTTAACACTAACACTAGTAACAGCATTTACGGATTCTTTTAATTTGCGAAATTCTGAAGTAACATGATCAGTAAGTAAACCAATAAATTGCTTCCTTCTCTGTTCTATATTAGATATCTCTCCGACTTTCTTTTCTATTTCATTAATGACTTCTGGAGATCCTATTATAACATTTTTTACACTTTCCAGTTTAATAAAATCCTTAATATCCTTATAATCAGTTTCTCTTTTAGCATTAAGACTATAAAGTATCTTTTTTGAAATATCATCCAATTCATTCTGAGCCATACGAGGATAATACATACTCCGAATTTGCTTGTAAAATGGAATACCTACATGTATATGCCATATATTTCTTAATATGTCTCGCAACTTCTTAGGATTACTCTTTAAAACACTACTAAAATCCTTAATATACTGCTCGTGAATTTTCCCTGAATAATTGTACATTTCATTAATAAATCTATTAATAACAGAACTAGGTGTTTTATAACTATTCTCCAAGCTTTTAAAATAATTTTTTATATGCAAACCATCCATTCCAGACATATAATGATCTGCATAAGTATTTAGATAATCTCTAAACTTATTTAACCTATCATATGCAGTCTTAGCATCCTCGTATCTATCAATTCTAATACTTCTTGCTACCTGAACTAAATGATCAAGATCCCTAACTCGTTTAGGCCTAGCCAAATCTAAAAGAAATCTTGTTAGTTCCTTCCTAGTTAAATAACCAACAACTCCCAATCCACTAAGAATAATACCCACACCCATGAGAAGATCATAAACTTTCCTTTTCCGTTCCTTTATCTTCATACTCTCAATACGCGATTTTATAAACTGTTCCTTTGTTACTACACCATCTGTAACAGGTACATCAGGAAGATCAACCCACTGTCCTCCAACTTTCTTGCCACCAATTTCAACACCTTTAGCATACTTTAACCTACCCGATTTTGTCTCTATTGTAGGAAAAGGAATATAAGGTTTCACATCATCTTTGGATTCTTGCTCAAATAAATAAGAGTGTAGGTATTCCATTAATTTGGATGCCTTTGATCTTTTCGATTTTTTACGTTTAAATCTTTTCTTAGGTAACGTTGTCTTAAACATTGGTGCCGATTGTTGGACATGAACAACGGGTTCCTCATCTGACACAGCCTGCTTGGAGTGTTTAGACTGTGTTGATAACTCCTTCTTATGTGGATCTGACACAGGTTTTGGGATAGATCTAGTTACAGGAATAGGGGGTCGATATATATGTGTTATCACACGATATTTAGTTTTATTGTCAACAGAATAGGGTAATATTTTATCAATAATAGATTCTGAAATAGGATCTATTATTGCTTTTACTATGTTCCTTTTTACCCTACTAGCAGTCCTCCTCATAGCACGTCTAGCAGAAACATCAATAATATCTGTAGCAGTACCTAGAGGATCAAACTTTCTCCGTTTCTTTCTTCTTATCCTATATATCATGAATATTAACACCCTGTTATCAGTATTATATATAATAATATTATATAATAAGTTATAAATAACTACAATAAATTATTTATAAACTAATCGAGTTATATATTAATATACATCATACATATCTTCTATGTCTTCTTCATCATACATTCCCAAATCATCTTCCTCTGGGTACTCATCCGAATAAGAAGAAATCTGCTCCATAATATCATCACCACATGATATAGCCGAACCTATCATAGCCTTAGCAAGCCTCTTCAAATATAATATCTTCATATCATTAGTTAATTCATCCTCATCCATGGACTCATTAATCATCGTAAATAACTTGTGAATAATCTCTGATAGTGGTTCTTTGATTTCATTAATAACCATATTCACTATCTCATCTATATTCTTATTCATAATATCTTATCACCTCACATCTAAGATATAATACCACGTTCCCTTTGCCAAGCTTCTATATACTCCTTAATTTTACGTTTTCTTTCTTCCTCCTCAGCTGTCTCAGAAGCAGATGGTCTACCTGGTTTACGTTTAAGATGAGAAGGTAATTCTGGTTTCAATCGTGGTCTACCAACACGACCACCCGTAGGTGATTTCATCCTTTCCCATTCTTCTATAGCAGCATTATATCTACGTATTTCTTCTGGTGTTGTTAAATCCGCAGATACAGTTGAACCAACATGTCTAATAAAGGCTATAACTCTATTAAACAATTTATTAAAAGTACTACTAAATAATACCATACTAATACCTGTTATAATACTCATGGCACCGACCTTGTCTATTCCTCCAGGTTGTACTCTCCAAATACGTACAGGGCGATTGGAAAGATTTTTACTTGCAGTTTTTTCACTTTGGACAAATGCAACTTGGGTCTGTATATCACGAAGCAAGTCTTTAGGATTGATTTCGTGTTCTTTTAGTATTTCTAATATTGTCTTATACTCAGCAGAACTAGGTTGTAGATCAGCACGGAATAACTTAAAGAGTTGTTTATTGTTCTCTGCTGCCCTTAATTGATTATCTAAAAACTCATGAAATGGAACACCTCTAATTGTTCCATCTGGCTTTTTAACATGTCTATCTAAAGTTTTTTCTGTATCTACATTCAGTACCTTCCATAATATATGAGTCATATCCATCTTTTCTCCCATTGGGCGTCCAGTCCGCATATCTTCTTGTCTAAACATCATATAAAATCTTATCCTTAATTCCCTATTCCATTCATCTGGATCTCTTTCAAGACCAACCTCTGATAATCTTCTACCCAAATTCCTACCATTATACATAGCAGTTGGAGCTTCAAGATCAAATATATTATTAATAGGAGCATAATCACTAGTTCCCAATCTACCTTCCTGATCAAAACTATAAGGTTCACCAACAAACCTCCAAAGAAAAAGTTTCCTTAGTGTTGGACTACTTCTTATTAAATCATCAAAAAATCTACGCATCTTACCATGTATTTCGCCTTTCAATTCTCTACCAAGTGCTCTCCTGAAATTTGTTAAGGCAATAGATGCAACCCCGCCTAAGGTTGCTCCAACACCAAGAATATCAAGCATTTTCTCAAATCTCGTAGGCGCCCATTGTCCACCAACATGCTTACCACCTACCACAGCTCCTTTAGCATATTTTCTCCTCTTTGTTTTAGGATCTATTATAGTTGGTGCACCTCCCACAAACCCACTAATCGGAACATCAGATTCATACATATCATCATGATCACTAGTAATATTGTCTATATCTTCTCTATGTTCACCATCAGGATCATAGTTATAGTTATCATAAAACTTTTGAACTGTATTATTATGTACATAACTATTTATAAAACTAGTAATACCATTTAATCCACCACAAGCAAACCCTACCATAAGATAACGAAGCCTCTGTATCAAATTATCTATTTCTTTATTCAATACAGGTAATACTACATAATGCATTGCATCGTCAATACGTTTAGAAGTAACACCTCTTACCCTTAATAAATCAGATTTTAATGATTTAAAAGCTTTGAACATTGCTTCATCCGCAATACGTCTTAAACTAGTAGTGCTTGTTACATCTTCTCCACGTGATATGTCACGAGATAATTCCCTCATTTCCCTATCAATAACAGAATCCGCTTCTTCGGATATATAATCAGAATTAGCTAATTCCTCTAAAGTAGGTAATTTATCTAGATCATTATCTAAATCACTAGTATCCTCATCTAATTTATAAGTAGTATAACCACGTGATGATTTTACCGGTTGCTCTACAGACTTATTATGTTTTAATAAATAATTTTTATAATTGTTTAGAAGTGAACTCAATTTCCTTGAGCCTGGTGTTCGTGACTCACGTAGAGTGGTACCATCAGCTGCACTACCTTCTTCTATAACACCACGAGAAGCAGTATCCAAATCAGAACTGCTACCCACTATACTCCCAGCCGATCTTACAGAAAGAGGTTTAGGAGCATAAGCTTTACCATTACCTTGAGAAGATTCTATTGAAACACCTTCTTGTGGTTCCTCAACTCCCTCAAGTTCCTCAGGCCTATAACCATATTTATTTAAAAACTCAGATAAGGACATTTCACCACGGGGTAAATCCCATCTGTTGTAAGCCCAATTCACCAATTCCTCAGATTTCTCTATTAGACCGAGCCTCATCAATATAGATAAGGACTGGAGAACTTCTGTATTTGACATCTTACTTATATTCTCACAAACAAGCTGAGGGTAAGTTTTCCTTTTACCAAAATTCCTATCTACCCATGGTTTTATTACATATCTATTCATTGTATCAGATATTGTTTTTGTTATAGAATTGAGGGACATTAGGAATAAATCCGACTGGTCTCTAGATAAAGCCCAAGAACCAACACCATGACTACCTAAGGAAAGGAAACTAGCAAGAACTGATCGCAATATTGCCCTATCATGTTCTTCTATAGCGGCCTGTATTGGACCTTCTTTATATCTACCTTCTATATGATCTACCCTAGCTGTATCGGGGAGCACCATACCTGCTCCTTCAAGTGATCTCCATGATCGAACAATATGTTTAGCGTATTCTTTATCTTCTGGTGTTGCTCCTTTAGGTAAATAAATTACAGGAACTCCTAGTGCAAATCTTTCCAATCCTATAGCCTGTATAAGATACAATTTATCTTTTATGAACCAATGCTTATAAGCAGATCTGAGAATACTGTCACCTTCAAAATTAGATCCTTCTTGTCTGTGTGTAAAGAGTACTAATTTATCAACTCCAATTCTAACTGTCTTATAATTAGTAGTATTACCTTTTACAAAATAAGCTTGTTGCTCAATACCGGCAAGTCCGCCTGTTTCATCTATAATCCACTTCTTTATTGTCTTTTGTAACCTAGGAGCTAATTTCCTAATCTTTGCTACATTATTTTCCTTATCTAATTCATAGACAACCTCAAACAGGGAAAACCCATAAGCTACAAAAGACAATACCTGTCTAATAAAACTTTGCCAGGTAATAGTCATATCATCAAATAACATTTTCTCACAATAATCTTTTATAAACTTATCTTTATCATCCATATCACCATCAAATTTTATTGTCCACTTAGCTGATTCAATAGGAAGTGTGACTACAAGATAAACTGCTCTAACAGTTGCATCAGACTTAAGCATTCTTGTAATCAATTTACAACGCTTATTAAGATCCTTCCATTCAGTTAAATATTCCTCGTTTATTATACCAGAGAAAATTTCAGTACCAGTTACACCCGATTCCTCAAATAGATTTATCTGAATAGAATCATTATCTTTCCACTTTTTAAGAGATACATTATTAGAAGTATTTTGTGATTGGTCTAATTTTATTGGCTTTAAATAATGATTTAATACATCATCCAATAACATAGTATTAATACCACCCATTAACTATAGTTAATATTAATTATACATTTATAGTCCTTTTCTCCTTACGCTTTCTTTCTGGCAACGCTGATCCTATAAAAGCATCCGATACTGCCTTAGCCCCTTCCCATGTATTGGAAACAGGTAGTCTTTTTTTCCCTTTTAATTTACTAACCATTGCTCCATAATATTTTCCCGGAGCTGTAAAAGGATCAGCAAAAGATTGGTGTAACTTATACTGTCTCAGATATATATCGCCAAGAGCAACATAATAATCAATCCCACTATCAAACCCACTATCAAATCTACTGAACTCTTCACTAAGTGCAGGAGCTAAGAATAGTCTTTTGAGAAATGAACCAGCACGTTTACCAATACCCTTTCGTGGTGGTTCCATTTTTATAGGACTACTAGGTGGCACTCCCCAAAGTCTTTCTCCTTTTCTTCGTGTTATCTGGAGTGGATATTTTTTAGATAGACGCTGAACACCAAGAACATCCTTTGATCCACCTTTCAGTGCTTTTGTCATAGATATCAATTCACGGCCATAAGGAGTAGTAGGTGGAAGAAATCTTGTAAAATGTTCTTCAATTGGAGAGGGTTTATAAAACGGAGACAAGGTCTTAGATGCAACAGATCTTATATGTTCATATCTAGGAGAAACAAACTCATAATTATTTATGTAACTGTCACCAAGTGATATTAAATAATCCAGATCACCATTATATAACATATTACCGACTCCTTTCTCTATATCCTCTAAAGTCTTATTTTTATCTTGTTTTTTCTGTTTTTTATAAACATAATAAGCCATACCAACACCAGTAGCCGATACACCAGGTTTAACTATCCAATCACTTACAGCTTTACCTTCTGGACTGGAAGCCCAAGTAACAAACTTCTTCCAAACACTAGGTTTTTTTGGCAAATTACTCACCCTTCCGTTCTCTGTATTTAGCTTCAACTGTATTCCAATATGCTCTACCAGCTACAGCTTCAGGATCATCATAACCAGCCTCTCTAGCCTTCTGGACAATCTTCTGAAAAGTAGATGGTTTCATTATAGCGCCACGTTTCTGTTTACGTCTCCACTTTTTTATCTTTTCCGGTTCTTCGGCATAAGTAATAAGCCCAGTAATAGGATCTCTAAATGGTAAGTTACCAGAACCTGAATTTTGAACATTACTACTTTTAATATATCTATACATAGCTAATATAGGTACAAGTCTATTTATTGGGGGTTCGGTTATAGTTTTATAAGCAATATACGCACTACCAAGTATAGGTAACAATGATTTTATTTTCTCTCCTGAAGTTATAGGCGGGATATTAACACCAGGTGGTAAATATATTGTATCAGGCATACCTGGTTGTCTAGGAATCTCAACAATCTCACCATTGGATTTATATATCTTTGTAGTTTTATCTGGTTCATAAAGAGACAATGTATGTCTTTTATATCTCATACCCTTTCCCAGCCTCTCATGAATAATATTATACTTTGGACTTCTTAACATAGTCCTCAGCCTATTATAATCTTTACCTCTTTCTGGAACATATATATCAAACTTGGTTCCTTTACGTCCATATTTTTTTATTATTTGTTTATTATGTTCCAAATCTTTCTTGCGGGATATTATATCTATATCATGTGGAGTGTCATGTTTCCTATAAACTCCAGCAACAGTTTCAGCACGAAGTCCCTGTTTCTTAAGTTGATCTACTTGTTGTTGTGCTTCTTTATGTGTCATGTCATAATAAATAAAATATTTGTGGTAAATAAGAACAGCAAATTTCTGAGGGGAAAATTTCAACAAATAAATTTCAAATATACTATAACATAATTAAAAGAAAAAGAAAAGATCCCATTTAATATAAACCAATAATATAAACCAACCAAATCTTATTTGTCAGTTTTAGCAAATATCCGCATATTATTTAATCTAGTAATATTATATTTGAATACAGCTTTACAATTATTACATGACTCTGGTATTTCCATTAAAGCAAGTAATTTATCTCTTCCATCTTTAGTATATAAACTATCAGCCCTCGTTATCATAATATTACTATTATGTTCTTTATTACATCTTGGACAAATAATAATTATAACAATCACCCCTTTATTTATTAAGTCAATAGTTGATTACCAATTAAACCCACTAAAAAATCCACTATCAGTATAATAAGATGATCCGTCAGGCTGTATAAAAGGTTTTGATGATTTATCAAAAAAACTATCATAAAAATGATACAAAGAATCTGTATTCATAGATGATATACTAGGCAAATTTTTTAGATCTTCATAATCCTTTTTATCCATTACAATATTACCCAATCCACAGTACTTTCTTGCACCTTCACGGGCAAACCATGCTGCCATAACTACATCGGTTGTAGGTGAAAAAGGATAAGATTTAAACTCACCTACAAATCTACACCAAACACAGTCACAAAGAGTATCATGATCCTTTCTATGTTTATTAGGTATTAACCACATCTGATTTTTAAACTCTACTTCAATCCCAGGCAACCCTATTACAGGATCCGATTTTTGTCTCCCTGTCATAAATCCTTCTAAAGGCATGGTTGGTAATCTATTACTTTTGATTTCATATCTCAACCATTCAAGAACCATCTCCTGCAGTGCTACATTCTCCACCATTATTATTACAGGTCTGAATTGTTTAAATACATCTGCCAATACTCCAGCAAATTCAGGTGAAGTCCATTTACCTATCCTTATATCAACTGGAACCATTCTTTGTTCATCACTAAGAATACCTAGTGTAAATATTACATGACCGGGACGTTTGGATGAGGAAATATCAACACCAGTAACAAAAGCTACACTCGGTTTGTTCTTGTCATTATTATCCACTGTTTTTTTCCTTACTAGGTCTAACCAGTCTTCAGGTGCTAGATCATCATCTAGACACTTTATAAAAGACGGGAAGGTCAGATCCTTGAAAGAGAAGGGTCTGCAATAATAGGCACGGGCAAAGTCTGCTTCAGTCATTGTATCCCGTCTTGCAAGCAAAGCAGTTGTATTCCACATCTCTTCCCAAAGATCTATTGTAAAAGTTCCAGTTCCATCTTTAGTATATTGATAGCATGGGTGTGTCTTATCTATATTAGTAAAACTGACTTCTATACAAGTCAAATCCTGTGACACTCTCATTATACAAAAAGACCACTGAGGTGATGACAATACTATCTGAGTATTATCATTATCTGTCCAGGGTGTAGCTACATATATACAAAATCCAGTTGGTGAAAGAATAGGCATCCAAACTCCAGAAAAAGACTCCTTGACCAGGTTCTGAAGGGCGGGCATTTCAACTGTGTTTCTGAGATCTACTATATCATCAAAGAATAAAATATCAGCCCTACCACCAACAGGTGCAGCTAATATACCAGAGGACTCTACAGAAGCATCTTTAGATTTTGATGTTCTTTCTATATTAAACATATGTTTCTGCCAGTCATCTTTCTGGGTAGAATAAACCAAAGTTCTTCGCTTCCTATCAAATTGAATTGGTCTAAAGGCAGGTCTGACTCTGGGGGCTAGACGTTTATAATCGGTATCACTCTCTATGTATCTTTTAATAGAGCTGACTCTGGCTTTAGCATTAGAATCAGAATTAGAAACAATTTTGATACGGTAATTTTGATCCTCATGTAAATAATATAAAGTAAGACCAATAACTATACTTTCTGTTTTACTGAATCCTCTTGGAGCTATTATACCAGCATATTTACCCACATTACGTGACCAGGCAATGTGTTCATGCCAGATATAATGTATCATATGATTTTTTACTGGTCTACCTTTGTCATCTTTTAAAAACCGTTCCACAAAATAAGCTGTTTCCAAATCAAGTACTCCTTATATACAATATAATGTAATATATATACATTATATTATTATAGTATATCTAAACTAACTCTCTTGTTAAATATATCATCCCACAATTCCTTAAACTTCTCAGTGAATAACTTGTTATTCTTTTTCTTTTGTTTACGGGATACTTTAGCTTTATAAGCATGTAAATATCGGCACTCTGGGCTACAAAATACACGTCTAATATTCTTGATATAAAATCCTTTACCACATACAATACAGGTTCTGTAAAGAGATTGTTTTATTTTGTCTACATCATCTTGAGTAAGAAATAGAGTGTTTGTAATCTTTTTACCTCGTATTCCAAGCTGAACTAATTTAGAATAAAGGGTAGGTTCCGATATATCAAGCATATCCAACACCTGTTTAAAAGTATATTCTTTACAAGTAGCACTACTCAAAGATCACAGACCTCCTCCCTGATTATTGTATATAAGTGTTATTGCTTTTATTTTTATCAATTTCTTTCTATATTCATCTGAAAGATTGTTAATTATTTCGTCTGTTACTACCGTAGATATAAGACAGGCGGTTTTATGAAGAACAGTATGTATATAATTATATATGGGAGTAGAGATTTCTGGAGGAAGTTCTTTATAAGATGATAAAATAATTTCACTGGACTTTTCCATAACCTCATAATTGTCTATCATCATACCTACCCTACAGACACACATTAAGAGATCATCCGATTCTCTAGACATATGATAAAAATGGTTTGTTATCATCATAATAGGTATTACCATACTATTAATATCAATTTCATTACTTTTATCCATATTATCCATTATAATTTACCTCCTCAATTATTATTGTTATTAATCAAATTTTCTTTTAATACAACAAGCCATACATTATGAGCATCATTGGATTGTTCATAAGTTATGACAAATTCACTCATACATGCTACATTCTTACACTTTAATAAACCAAGTTCAGATGAATCAACTAATAGTGGTTTATTACAAACAGGACACTTCATAAATGTTATACTAAGCATCACACACCTCCACTAGTATACCTTTTTGCTAATCACGTTTTCTTGGTTTAGGATCAATTAAACTACATGGCCACTTTTTTATATATGCACCATATACATCAGTCATATCACATGGGTTACGATCTTTCAATGAACTTGTTTTACCATTATTCCCTGACTTCTTAGAATACTTACCTTTTGACTTCTTCACACCAAATATCTTTTCTATATTCTTTCTGTACTCCTCAGATGCTCCCATATCATAGTACTGTTTGCCAGACATATTAAGTACCTCCTGTTCCTTCTTTTTCTGGGAAAGTATGAATCCTGTGTTCCCTTACCTCAATGTGTTGTTTTAGTCTCTCCCTAAAGTTTACTATATTATCTCTTACTCTAGCAACATCTTTATCAAACTTTATTTCTTCGTTTTTATTACCTATGACAGGTGATAACCCCATGTCCTTTTCTATTACTAATATATCCAACATCTTTTTGACCAATCCAGCTATAGTCTCCGCTGAAGACAGAGGGATAGTTCCCATCCTAACTCTATTAACTGTTTCCGACATAACTCGTAAAAGATCTCTAGGGGTAGCACATCCCCACTCATGTAAATTAATCCAATCTTTAGGATCAGGAGATCTCAATGCTCTTTTAGCTATTTCGTTTAATTTCCATATTGATTTGGAGTGCTTAGCAACCTGTCTCCCAGCTCTTCTGACTTTAGCTAAATTATCAATTATTGCAGGGTCATGAAACTTACAAACAGTATCATTGAGCATCCTAATTCTTGTACATCGAATTCCTCTTCTTAAACTTTTAGCAGTACACATCCAAGGTATATCATAGTCAGTTAAATCCACTCTAGTATGAGTCAAACAAAAATAATCAGTGAGTATAGCATATCTACTACATCCCAGTTCCTGACATACCATTGTATCACTAGGTCTAAGTTCAGGATATTTCTGATAGGTCTCTTCTAGCATTGCCCTAGTCAAGAATATTGATTTCCTGGACTTCTTCTCCTGAAAAATAGCTTCTTCTTCTGGAGTAGGATCACTTTCAATTCCAATAAAAAAAGAGTCTGAGTTATCTTGAGTAACTTGTTTACCAGGATCGTCATCTATATCAGCAGATACAACAGAATCACCCCATTCCTCTTTCTTCTCTTCAATCACAACATTTTCTTTACTCTCCTTTTCCTGTTTCTTCTTTTGGGATTTCTTCTTTTTCTTTGTCATAATATAACACCTCCTATATAATTATAATATTTTAATATATAACTTAATTAATAAGGATAAATGTCATTTTTCAAAATTTCCCACTTTTATATCAAAATCAGGGGGTATTTTCCCACTTTGAACTAAGTTTATGGAAATTCCCCTAGAGGGTATTTTTTGACTCTCCCACCAAACAGCATTCCAGTATAAAATATTCCTATTACATCAACAATATTTTGGTGGGAAAGGTAAAATTATTATAGTTAATAAATAATCTATTATAAGTTTATTATTAATCCACTTCCAATTCATCATTTTCTGTAATACCATGGTTTAATAAACCAAACAATTTCTGTTTTACTTCCTGAACAGACATACCTTGTTCATTTCTACATGATTTGCATACCCTATCACGAATCAACACACCCTCTTTCAAACCCCGCTCAGCCATGAAAGTATAAAACTGTGTAGACGGTAAGGATAAGTTACACCACATACATGTCCTCATATATGGAGCAGGTCTGGGTAATTTAGCTTCAGGAATAAAATGATACCGTATACTCACACCAAACACCCCCAATCAATATTCTACAGTCCTATTCCTACACAATAAGACGGATAAAATTTCATCACACACTTCATCTGAACATGTCAATCTACATAATATATTACAATACCGCACATTACCATCTAAATTAAGGTTACCAGGTATCCAATGCTCACAATTACTACATGTCTTGATACCTATACAAAATCCCTGATCCTGGTCAATTTTATTTTCCTCTTCTTTCATAGTCAATATCATATTACCCCCCTTATTATAACTATGAATAAGTATAAACCAAATCTACAGTTCAATTTCTTCCCTATATACTATATATAATATATATTATATATATATTATATATAGTATAATGGGCAGGTTACCTAATTTCCTGTATCCCTGATGATCATAAATTGTAACTCCTCTCAATCTAAATTTTTCAACACTCTTCCCTATATACTATATATAATATATATTGTATATATATTATATATAGTATAATGGGCAGGTTACCCATCATCCCCATCAAATGATAAATAATACTACACCACAAACAGGACAAAATATGTGAAGCTTGCCATCTTTATCAAACAACCTAAAAAATAAATTACCACAGTCTTCGTGATATAAAGGAGTAGCATCAGAAAGATCAATCAATCTAGAACTATCATCTGACTTATTCTGTTCCTGTGATTCATCTGATACCGATTCTTCTACAACATCATTGTCTGTATTTTGACTCTTAGGTTTTCTTTTACCTAACCTTTGATTAACAGGATTAACAGGTTGCTTAGACTCATCTCCTAAATTTATATTATTAGAATTTGTATTATTATCCCCTTCTGAAATACCTCGTTTCCTCATCAGCAATCTCCTTATCCTTTCTTTTTTCTTAAGGGAAGAAGCTCTTCGTTCCCTCTCAACAAGAATTTTACACTCAGGACATAACCACTCCTCAAATTCCCGATCATTCCTAAATCGTATTGGCCTCTGACAAATATTACAATACCCCTTCATAAGATCAGCAGGTGGTTCCGGTATAAAACCTTCACCAACATCCCTATATCTACCAAAGAAAGTTTCCAATTCTGGCATACCACGCATTCTTCTTTTTGCTCTTCCCCCTCCAGTAAACAAATCATCATCATGAGAATCCTGATCCATAAAAAAATCACCTATGCCAGAAGTATTAAAAAACTTCATACAACACCTCCTATTATTTAATACTAAACCCTAATACTCCTAATAACTCTTCACCAAAACAATAAGCCATAGCTATAGCCTCAGCTTCGTGTTCAGTATTGTGTGATATTTCAAGCTGATTTAACTTGTCTGTTACATCTTCTTTTGTTGCATTGCCCTTGCCCAAAAAAATAGATCTCCAAGTTGTAGCGGGTGGACTAATAAATACTATATCAGGAAACCTTTGATATATGGTATTTCTCAACACACCATGAACCTCTGATAGCTTGGATACAGTGTCAATGTTCTTATGAAAAACAACACGCTCTATAATTACCCAACTTAAAAAAGAAAATTTAGAATCGGTAAGTAGAAAATTAAGAAATTGACGCATATACTCTATACGAGTATCCATAGACCATGATGATTTAGCTGTAACAGTACCTGACAAGAGGATTTGATTCTTAGGAGACTCTAAAATACTACAATCACGTAAACAATAACCAAAATTCTGAGTAGATACATCTAAGGCTAAACCTTTAGAATATATAAGATCAAGATCAGACACTAGTTTCACATCCCCCACACAACACTGCTCCCTATCTCACCCTTTTGAACCGTTATTACATTGTTAAAATAACTCTTTAACTCAGAATGACTTATAATAATTACCGTATTCGTTAAAGCTAACTCCTTGAGATAATATACTACTGCCTGAACACCCTCAGTATCTAACCAGTCAGTTACCTCGTCCATACAAACTATATTAAGAGGATATCTCCTACCTACAGATGTGGCAATTGCTAAATCCCTTAAAGCTAACATTATAGCTATATCAATTCTCCTAGCCTCACCACCAGAGCACTCCTCATAACTCTGACTCCTATTCTTCATTAATACAGTTATATTTACTTTATCCTTTAACTTTTCTTTCTTAGTCAGAGTAGTGGTTGTTACCCTTAACTTTATCACACCATTTGTTAGCCTGTCAAGATACATGTTTATACGATCATTAAATACCGGAAATACCTCATCAAAAATCATATTCTTTATACCACGATCAGAAAACGCTTCCACCCAAAAAGAATAAGCCTCTATAAAAGAATCATAACGCAAAATCTTTGACTTTATACTTTCCAACTTAGACCTAACTTCAACTATTTTATTGTCTATATAATCCACTGCACCAGACTCCCTAGTCTGTGACAACTTCTTCTCTAAAGAATTAATACGTGCTACAGTCTCTTGCAAAGCTGTATCCAAAAACTCAACCCTCTGTTTCAATGACTCATATAATCTTTGATGGTTGGAAAGTGACACCTCCGTCTCCTTTATAATACTATTTATACGATCACTATTATCCTTTAAACTGAGAAGCTCTGATCGTATTTCCTTTAGCTCTTCCTCACAAGACAAAATACTCTTATTTACATGATCAATAAATCCACTTAGTGAACTCTCATCTATTATCCTATAACAAGATGGACAAACTTGACCAATAGAAATAACTGAATTAGGAGAAGTTAAATACTCCTTATACTGTCTTATATCATTAAGTAACCTATCTTCCCTGCGCTTTAACTCAAGACAACAAGACTGGATTAATAATAACTCTGACCTATTTTTACTTAAAACCTTCTCAAGAGAAACACCTTCAGAAATCATCAAATCTAATTTCTCCCTGACTGAATTCAATTCACCCTCTATATCTAATCTCTTACTAGATAAAACATTAATCTCTTGCTTAAGATCAGCCTCTATATTAGAAATAGCTACCTTCTTCATCTCAATCATCTTATCTAATACGTCATTATAAGATATTTCCATAGCTAAAGCTTTATCCTTATTAGAAAAATACTTATCCCGCTCTTCTTGTGCCCGCTTTTGATATACCTTGAAATCCTCCATCCCTATTACACACTCCAAAATCTTCTTTCGCTCTTCCTCCTTCACAATCCTGGAATTGGCAAAGAATCTATTTAAACCTTGACCAAACATAACAGTATTCAAAAATAACCTGTAATCCCCAAATAGCTTATCCAATTCTGCCTGCGCATCAGTAACCTTGTTAAAAGAATAAACCTTATCATTAATCGAATACTGAACAAAATTATTCCCAAACTTCGAATGATTCCTGGCACGAATTATAGATATAGATATATTGGTAACAGCATCCACTAGATCCACCTGAACTAAACAATCCTTACTATCCGTATACTTGGAAAGAACAGAATCAATATCACTCGACCTGATAACATCTCCGTATAAACACCAGTATAAAGCCTCAATAATACTTGATTTCCCAGAACCATTATCCCCTATAATCAAATAGGGATCATGAGTATTATGATCAAATACCAGTTCCGTGTTGATGTGACTCATGAAATTATTTATTCTTATTCTTTGTAACAGCATCTATGATATACCTCCCATCCACATCCATATGTATAGTAGCTACCAAATTTCCTTTATCCAGCAACCCTACTATTTCCCCACAACCCAGGCGAATTTCAGCTTCCTCACAAGAATAAGTATCAAATTCCACTACTCTATTAATATTATCATCCTCCTCAGCTGATACACCTGATATATAATTCAAAAAGGCTTGCTTATCCACTTTAAACATGTATTATTCACCTCCAATTAACTTGTGACCTAGTTTTATTATACCAGATCTGCTTAAATTACCCTTATAACGCTTTTCTACGTATTTTCTGATCAAAGTGTCGTATTCGAAAATTTGTTCGAATTTGTCTGTATCCCTCCTTTCGGGGTTTATTGTTAGGAAATTTGGAACAGATTCAAAATTCGTAGTTACCATAGACAAATCACTTTGATACCTTACCCTTACAAATTTATCACTATACATGCCTTTTTTATAATTGACTAGAAAATTTTCAAATTCTTCTTTTGTTCTTGCATCTATTGTACAGAATCTTTTAGTGTGAATATTTTCTACAAATTCCAGTTTATAGGAAGGGGTAGAAAAATCTAATAATAATTTATAATAACCAGGTGTTGACCTTTCATCCCTAAAATCATGTTGAAACAAGGAACCCATATATTCTATATTTTGTGTGGGGAAAGACCTGATGTGTATATGACCTAATATTATTCTAGTAAATTCGGAAGAGTGTATATCATCTGGAGTTAGATCACCAAATCCTGAACCTAATAAACCAAAGTGACCTAATAAAAAACAATTTGAAGTTTGATGCGAAACCTCCTTATTTATAAAATCTACTATTTTACTACTATCTTTGTTATAAGGTATTAATAAAAACTTGTGTTTATTTATTAACAAAGAAACAGGTTTATATAATACTTTAGTAGTAGTTAGACCTAATGAACTATTAGCTACTGGAGTATCAATTACAGTTATTGCATTTTTCTCTAAATTTGAGGAATCGGAGAACTTTATATCATGATTACCCGCTAATATAATAGTAGGTAATTTGTATAAAAATTCAAAAGACTTTATTAGTCTCACTACACTGGTAAATATATAAGAACTTATTCTATCGGATCTGTCAAATAGATCACCTAAATGTATTACTAAATTAAATTTAGAGGAACTTGCTTCTTCATATATTGAACGAAAATAATTAAAGTTATCCTCAAAGGATGTACCCTCAGTAAAATGAGTATCAGTTAATAAAATTATTTTATACAAATTCAACACCTCCAAATTGCGAAATTTTATAATTTATCCAAGTTTTACTTGTATATTTAATAACACTATTAGCTAGTTCAAAGGATGGATTAGGACAAGTACCCGGATCATCACCAAACCTCTGTATTAATAAATAAACTTCTGGGATTTCATATAATAGGTCATAACACAACTTGTGAGACTTGGGTAAAGTATCAGGATCCTTGATTGGGTTGTCTAACCAAACTATTACCTTATTAAATCTAGAAATAATTAAAGACCTTTGTGTAGAACTTAAAGTTTTACCAAATATTGCCACTGAATTTGGTATATGAGAACAAAGGACATCAAATACACCCTCTACCAATACTACTGATTTCTCTGAAATAGGAATATACTCTAAATTGAATAAAACCTCGCTCTTTGGTGAACCGGGAGGATAATAATATCTTAACCTACAATTAGGATCTATTGATCTGCCACCTACAAATACTGGTAGTCCTAATTCGTCTAAACAATAAAATATTACCCTATTTGCCCAAATACCCGCTTTGCCCAAACCCAGATTATATAAACGTATTTGCTGTTCTGTAACACCACGAGACAACAAATAATTTAGAGCAGGTTTAAATTCTGGATCGTCTATTGTAAATACTTCCGGTAAAGTAGTTATTGGAACAAGCTTCTTTTTGAGTAGTTTGGATTTTATATTATTAGACGAACTTTCACTACTAAGTTTATAGTTTCTTAGTCTATAACCACACCTGAAACAAATAGAATATAAACCCCAAGGATTGTCGTAAATTACAAAATGCTTCTCCTTATTACAAGAAGGGCAAATTGTTACTAAAGAATTACCCCGTATTTCTCCACCAAACTGATCCCTCAATTGTATTAAATTATTATTTAAATTCATCAATTTATTATTAACCTCCCAAGCTTAAACCCTAAAATTATTTATAAACCTAGTAGCTTTATTATTAAATATTTATACTACCCTCCCTTCTTATTATTAAACCATCACCAATTTCTCCTGACAAATAACTATATTTACCGTAGTGAGTATTAAAAACACTCTTTTGATCAGGTTTTGTATAACTTGCACCTGACTCAGAAGACAAAATTTTAGAAGATGGTGGAGGCTTACTTTCATGTCCACATCTTTTCCTCTCCCATTCATATTTACTAGCAATACCTAGTTTTATTTTATCAGTTTCCCAATTTTCATTATACTCTACAAGGGTCTTGTCGTATTCTATTTTCATCGGAATATATACCTCAGATCTTCCCCAGGTATTTTTAGCTATATTAAACCTAAATAAAGAAGGTGAATTATTTTTTTCCTCCTCCACCTGACACATTACAAGGATTAATTGTGCCATGTAGGCCTTTGCACGTGACTCAGAAATACTTTTCAAATTTACCCTATATTGATAAAGTGAATCACTATTACTCATCGTTGCAGTTAATATTACTAAATTGTATTTACGTGCTAAAGCCTTTATACCATGAAAAACTGATGCAAATTCATGCCTCTTTTCAGAATATCTCTGCTTGGGAACAATACAATCCCCCCAATCAATTACTACCATCTTAAGATTAGGAATCTCCTCTAAATCCCTTTTCAATTGCTCCTCTATTACATCTAAGGTTACACGATGAGGAAGAAAGGTGGTTATACTACAAGCCTTAGGATCTATTTTGTATTTCTTAAAACTATTTTTTAACTCATCTTTTATTTGATCTGAAAAGGAAAGCCTGATCTCTTCTCGTGGTCTACCCGTAAAATAAGAGTCAAGCATCTCACAAACATGTATTAGAGAATTTTCAAGTGAAAATATTTTCACACCGTATCCCTGAGTTAGAGTAAATCCAGCTATATAAGACAAAATTGTACTCTTCCCCATCCCAGTAAATCCAACCAACACGATCTCATCACCTAACCCAAACCCACCACGAATATATTGATTTAACTCTTTCCACGGAGACGCTATTCTCTGCCTGATAAGATCACTTTCATATAAAACTGATCTCCGATCAACTTCCTCTACAAAAAAAGAATCCTCCCTCTCGACAAATTCATCAACCCCTATTTCCTTTATTTCCTTTATTTTATATTCTAAATCCTCTAGACTTGGACTTTCTAATTCTATACTCTCAATCATATTACGCAATAACTGCTTTTTTACGTAATCAATTATTAGATCACCGGTATACTCAATATCAACATCTTTATTGTAAATCCTGTCAATTAAATTAAAATATTCAGCTGAATTAAGAGAATCAGACTTACTATTAGCTAAAAAATCCTTTACAATATTAATAAGAGACCTCTTACTAGGAGGTTTCTTATACTTTTTAAGAAAATTCATTACAGAATAATAAATAACTTGACAGGATCTCTTTCTGAAAGGATTCCCAACTTTATTGAGAAGTAAAAAATGAAGATTCTTATTGTTTAATATACAAACTAAAACATCTTCCTCTGGAATATTAGACATGCTTATTTGTTCCTACTCTACAATTAATTAGTGTTATTATTAATTTGAACACTTAATAATAAATTAATTCAGGTTAATAATAAACTTATACAATTAACAAATAAATAATTGTTTAGCTAGTTCAACAGCACGCTGAAATTGGTTACGATCGGTTCTAAACAATTCTGCTAATTGTGTCCTTCTATAATTTGAACCATCCCAACTTACCCATCCAGTAGGACCGGTAATTACGCCTTTACCCTCTAAGAAAAAAACAAGTGAAAGTTCATCGTCTATTCCATATCTGTGATCAAAACAGATATAGGCTTTCTTGAAAGGCATAAAAACCTTGTTTTTGAGTATATCAGCTTCAATTATTATTCCAATCTTTTCATTGTCTTGATTGTATAAAGTATCCTTTTGATCTATTTTCATCCTGATCGAAGCTTGATATTTTATTCCCCGACCACCATAAGAAACAAGACCTTTAGTAGGAGACTCTTTTAATTGATTTATGAAAATTAAAACTATTCTGCCTTTCTTACAAAGATCCCTCACTAAACCAGATCGAAATTCCCTACCTAGTTTTCTAGCTGCAGTAGCCATGGGAGGAACATTATACTCCTTACCATCTTTAAAAAAGTATTCATCTTCCTCAATTGTCATGGCATTTGCTATAGAATCAACCACAATTACAGCTAAAGGATCATCTACCAATTCCACTAAATTTGATCTGACTATCCTAATAAACTCTGTACACTCCTCTACAGAATCGAGTAGCTGATACACAAAATTACCACTTATATTAACCCCCAATTTTGATGCAAAATTGGGATCAAAAGTTCCCTCAGTATCAATATAATAACCATGACCACCTAGCTTTTGACACTGGGCTATTGCAGCCAACCCCAATGAAGTTTTTCCCCTCCGATCCTCACCCATTATTTCAATTAACCTGCCTGCTGGATATCCTCCACCCAAAGCTAAATCCAAAACAGTACTACCAGAGGGTAGCCAGAATCTTACCTCCGACTCTATGCTACCCTCTCCAAATACCAGTGCAGGTTTGTTCAGTTTGGCCAGACCTTGTGCTATTATTCTTAATAGCTGAGGATCGTCCATTGAAAATTTTTTGTTTGACTCCGATCTTTCACTCCTAACAACCTTCTTTTTAGACTTCCTGGCCACCCAAACCACCTCCCTGAATTTATTGTATATAATCCATATAATCTTTCATTTTCTTTAATCTGGTTTCCATCTCCTTGGGTGGATATTGAGAAACCTTTGACGCTACCTCAACAATATTAGGATACAATTCATCAAGAATTTTGTTCATCGTATTCTTATCAGGATGTATAGGAGCTCCTCCTCTTATTGGATAAAAATCAATTGCTGAGTACCGTTTAGGCCCTCGCTCTCCAGTTATATCAAAACTCAAGAATTTTCCTTTTTCAGGATCAGTAAGATATTCATTAGAACGAAATACTGCAAGAACCTTTTCTCTTAAATAATAATTGGTAACATTCCAACAGACCAAATTAGGACCATCAACTTCCTGACTAACCCAATTAGGATTATCAAGCTCCCTGATCGTTGACACCGGTGGTAAATAGGCAGGAATATAAAGAGTAGGAACATCACGAAGACCAAGAGACAAAATAGCAAGATTCTTACTATTTTTCCCTAAGTTCTTTAAATGGGCCGACAATTTACAAGCCCAACAAGGTTGATCTGGAAACTTAAAAGATCCACCCTCTGACAAGTAAGAATCAATATGAAAATCGGTTACCCTGTCAGGGTCTGTTATTGATTTATATTTTATACTTGCAAGATACTCTTTCTTCAATTTCTTGGTATAAAAAATATTACAAAGTGCTGGTGTTTTTTTGTCACTCTGACTATCCCACTTCCCCCAGTGGACTACCTGAAAGATCACTCCCTTTGGACACTTTTCAGGATGTGGTGGTAGGGGTCTAACTACATAACTCCCCTTTTCATAAGGATTCCAATTAAAGGTTGTTGGTTTTACAAAGCTACCTCTGAACTCTTCGGACTCTTGTAAGGTTTGTAAATATTCAATATCCATCTTACTTCCTTCCTTCCTTTATTAGTTTTTCAAACTTCACCTTTAACTTTTAACTGAATTAAAAATTTAGCTCTAAATCTATAGACAACCCCCCTTTCTAGGATAGTGGTTTTTGTGGCTTATTTGCCCCGTGGTACAATTTTACAAGGGTAGGTAATAGATTTATATACCCCCCAACAAAATTGACCAAAATTTGGGCAATTTTGGATCATGTTTTTACCTCCAAATACAGATTACATTGAATTATAAAGCTTCTTATCAGATATTTCCAATTTAATTATTGTGTCAATTGCAAAGTCCTTCTTGTTTAAGGCTTCCATATAATCTTCAATCAACTGTCTTTCTGCAACAACTTTATTATACTTGAAAAGGAGTGTAGTATAATCAGGAGAAGTGATAGCTAATTTTTCGGAGTCCTTTACATTATAGGATTTTCTAAATTCTAGATAATTTTTAGTTTCTAATATCTTTAAATCTTGTTTAAGCTTCTGCTCAGTAATAAAGAGGGATTTTTTTATTCTGGCAAGATGAGCATATATGCCAGAAACCTTTGATCTTTCTACCTTTGCCTCCCTCTCTGTAAGAGGAACAAAAAAGAGAGAATTTATTTTGCTATTAAAAGAAAAGTCCGGCAACTCATTTTTAGTCATATATAATTACTCCAATAGATTTATTACCTTGTCACTTTTTATAAGTTTATTGTTTAATAGATCGTTAGGAAAAGACCATCCAATTATAAGTTTCTCTTTTCTAATCTCTGCAATTCGTATTATATTAATATTGGCTAGTTTCTTTATCTTAGTTTTTAATAATAGTATAAAATCACTCGATATAAGATTTTTTGTTTCTATAAAGGAATTTTGAAATTCTGATAAAGAAACAGAACGCTCATATGATATACCATCTTTTCTATTTAACTTTGTAGAATTAATACACATCCACATTACTAATTTTACGATAAATGGAGATTTCGTTTTTATATTATCAATCAGAGGGAAAGGAACCTTATAAAATGTATCATTAGGTTTGTCATTCAAAGAAAATAACCCATAATAGACCTTCGAAGTAGGCCCATTAGAATATTTAATTATATCTATGTATCCTGATTGTGAAACGAATCTAATTATTTCACTAAAAATTTTCTTATTTTTTTTGCTATATTGTCTATTTATATTCAACCTCAAACACAGTTTCATGAGATTTTTTTCTGAAATAAGGGTTCTGGTCTCTGGTAAATTATTTATGGAACATGCGGCTAGACAACCATGCAATATTCTAATAGTAATGTAATTTAACCTATTCAGAAGGATCTTTCTCATTATAAACCTGGGGTATTTGACGTAATCAATCATTAAATTATTTTTTATGCTATTACATTCTGCAATAGCATATTGTTTTTTATCGTATACAACCCTTATTCCATCTATCTGTATTTCATTTTCCATACATATCTGCGACATTTATAACCTGCCTGAGTTTATAAGATTCAAGGTCTATAAAATTTAAGAGCCCGGCTTTAGGTTGTTTCCTCACTGGTAAGTGTAGAGCCAGGCTCTTAAGGAAAAGATATTTTTATTATTATTGCTATATAAAATAACAACCCAGTGATCTACAACTTACCAGCGAACTAATTATAGAATAGAGAAATAGATTTGTCAATAGTTTTTGGAAAATTGAAAGCTTTTCATGGAAGTCTTGAAAGGGTATGGATCAATTTTTTAGGGGTCAGGGGGGACTTTTGTTTGTTACCGTATCCTGAGAGGCGAACAAGCGTAAGCGTAAAGTGAGCCTCTCACAGAAAATTTTTTCTTAAAAATTTTCTGAACTTGTTATAAAATTTATTATTTATAAATTTTATAACACATGTAAAAAATATAAAGAAACGTGATAGTAAAGCCATTTCTTATACTATAGAAATTATAGCAATTTCCTTACGAAGTTATTAAAAAGTGGTACACAAGTTATTAAAAAGTGGTACAGAAAGTTACACTAAGTTATTAAAAAGTGGTACAGAAAGTAGTATTTTTTTAAGAAGAAGTTATTAAAAAGTGGTACAGAAATTATCAAAAATGGTTAAGAAGTTATTAAAAAATGGTTACGTTAGTACACTATATAATAAGGATTATATAATTTAATAAATAACTCAGAACATTTATATAGTTTATTAATAATTCTATTAATAAATCATATTATGTTATATAATAAGAACATGTTGAAAATTTTTCACATTACGCATTCCTAACAAAATCAAAGAAACGGATATCCTGCCCATTATATTATATATAATATATAGGGGAAAAATTGAATTGGAACAGATTGTTTTATGAGACAAATTTTGAAGAGTAATAAAGGGTAAGATAGCATAATTTCATCAATTTATTTATTAATTGTAATAACTTACTAATAAACTATACAAGATTATTTATAAATTATAATAGAACACTATAATTTATAAATAAAATATCAGTTTCTCAAAGTAATACTAATCTCATGGCCTATAAATTATATATAAGAATGTGGGTAATGATCTTTCAAAAAAGAATAGGGGATTAATCATCCCCTAAAGTAGAAAGATTTTATGAGGAAATAACAATATTATTATATAATTAGTTATTCACTGTGTCAACATAAAACTACCTCAAAAAGACTATTGTATTTGGAAGTCTTTTTTGATAAAATTAAGAGGATGAAAGTAGTATGAAATTATGGGAAAGGAGGTGAGGCTGTGGCTAGGAATCTCATTATGGTATCTATATTTATAATCATAGTTGCACTTTGCAATGAAACTATATATGCAGGAACTACGACACAAAACATAAATGTCAACATTCTTGCGTTTTCTAAACTGGGAGTGTCTTCAGATGTTACTTTTACTATAGATAGTAGTAGTGTTTCACAACCTGGAGGAACTATTACAGCACAATCAGATCAAACGTCCTATCTTAGATATACAGTAGTCCGTAGTAATTCCTCAGGATCTATAAATGCTTCACTGGATAGTAATTTACCTACTGGATGGTCATTGTCCCTGACTGCTGATAGTGTTACCACTGGTAAGGGTAGTAATAAAGGAGTTTCGGCCGGTCAAGTTATTTTGAGTAATATTCCACAGGCAATATTAAATAGTATTGGGAGTTGTAGAACAGGGACAGGAGTTAATGATGGATCAAAGCTCAACTATATACTACAGATGGATGATAGTGATAATGCATGGGATGCTGTCAAACCAGGAATCACTTTTACCAGAATAGTCACTTTTACTATAAATGATATTTAAAATAACGTTTAACAAAGGAAGGAATTTTAATTATAAGATAGAATTACAATAATAGGTATCAGTGATATGCTCCTATCTACCAAGACTGGAGAAACCCCCCTTCTCCAGTTATTTTTTTAGCATGTCTCCCCAACTCTTAGCATACTTTATACCAGCAATAATGGGAACTTTTAGTTTAAACCCAAATGGTAATTCTATGTGTTCTGCTATATTGACTAGTTCTTTACAAATGTCCTCTAGCTGATCTTCTCTACAAGAAGAAACTAACTCATCATGAATTATGGCATGAGGTATAATAAATAACCTGTCCTTAGGATAAATTTCTCTTCCAAATTTGTCAAAGGATCGTCTATATCCTAATTTATTCCATGCTTCCTCAAAAATACATAACATTATATCCGATGCTGTGGATTGTATTGGATAATTGATGGCTTGCCTATATACCAAATCAAAGTTATTCTCTGTCCAGTGGAAAGTTCTAACTCTACCAAAAGGTGTGCTAATTGGTATAAAATTGAGTAGCATATATTTTATATTATTAAGATATGTATTTATGCCCGGAAATTTGCTAAATAGTTTTTTAATAAAATCTTCTGCTTCTTTATTGCTTATATTCAACCTTCTGGCTAAACCATGAGCAGATTCACCGTAAACAATACCAAAGTTTACATTCTTTGCTATTTTTCTGTCTATACCCAACGCATCCGCTGTTTCTTGGTGGATGTCTTTACCTTCAATAAAGGCATTTATGAGATTAGGATCTTCTGTAAATTCGGCTAATATTCTTAGTTCGATCTGACTCAAGTCAAGTGACACAAGAATAAATCCATCATCCGCTTTAAACATATTTCTCATTGCTACTGTGTGAGGTATTACCTGTATAGAAAAATTAGAAGAACTTAGTCTTCCAGTCCTAGCTCCAGCTATATTGAATAAGGGATGTCCTCTACCATCTTCACATATGAATGTATTGAGAGGGCCAATGTATTTACTAATTAGATCTTTTAGTCTTTTACACACTAATATTGATTTTACAATTGGTATTGTTGAATATATGTTTAATATTTCTTTATCAACTACCGGTTCTTTCGTTTTCTTGCTCTTTTTTAATATCTCTAGACCCAATACATTGAATAAAAGTTTTTTACAATGTTGGGGTGATCTAACATTAAATTCATTACATCCTAAACTTTTGTAAGTATATTGTACCGATGGGTGCTTATTTATCAACGTCTCCAATAATTTTATCTTATTTGATAACCACTGTTTGTTTTTGTTATAAACTGTATAATCAAATATAATACCATTGTGTGTAGTATTACACAATAACGGTATCTTTCTCTTTAACCATAAATAGGTATTATAAAGATTTCTTCTCTTCAGTTCATCAATTTGCCTTTCTGTTATAATTCTAGCAACTAGGGCATCATGTGCACAATATCTAGCTAAAATGTTTAAAGGTATTTCACCATAGTCCTTGTTACTTCTCCCTAATTTTTCATATAATAACTCCAGATCTTTTTCGTAACCACCAAAATCAGTAAATTTTAATGCTAGTGTTTTTAAATCTCTACCTCCTAGATCATCAGGATTGATTAAATAAGTAGCTAGAAAGGAATCTTCAAATTCAACACGAGAAGGATCTACATTATCAAACCTAGACAAGCATAGTAATTCCGCAGAAATATTGTGTGATGTTATATGTTTACCCTTGATAGCTTTTGCTATTGGAAAGTTTCTACCAATAAAAGGAGAGTCCTTGTGGTCTTCTGGTATACAATATCCTGTTTCATTGTCAATAGCTATCCCTACACATAACCTCTTAACAGCTTGTTTATATAATGATTTCTTATCATCATTATATTTACTAACATCATACTCAAAATCAATACTTATTAACTTGTCTGTGTGAGAAAGCTCATGTAAAAAGTTCAAAACATCCTTCTCATATTCAAATATAACAATATTAGCTTTTGTGGGTTTATACGTTCCATTAACTATGGATTCTGCTAGCATAAGAGTAGGTATATAGCATTTGTTAGCTTGAACTATAGCTTCACTACCCATTCTTACAAAGAAAGATGGGTGATAATCACACAAAACAGGCAGTTTACCTTCCCAAAATACTTTTTCTCTGATAGCTCCTATGTGTATTTTACCCCTTATGCGTGGATCATTTTCTAGGAAAGTTTTGATTGTCGGTTCACCTAGCAGAAGAACAACTTTTGGTTTTGCTTTTATAACATCATTCAAAAATCTATTACTACAAAATCTTATTTCGTTCTTTTCAGGATTTCTATTTTTACCATCGGAATCGGTAGGTCTGCAGGCTACTATATTTGTCATAGCAAATGACAGCTTACTTGAAAATAAATAAGGTCTGAGTAGCTTACCCGACTTACCTACAAATACTTTACCTTGTTCTTCTTCATCACTCCCAGGTGCAATACCAATAACTAATAAATCTACTGGAGGATCCGTTGAAAAATACGGTTCACATATTGTTTTCCCAAATAAAGGGCATCTGGTTTGATTACAACTATTAAGCATTTTACCACTCCTTAATAAAACAGGGGAGGAATAGATCCTCCCCTACATATTGGATTAATTACAATTTACTCAATTCATTTAATATCAAATTTAGCTCATCATTTTCTATTCTAATATTCTTCTGTTCCATGTACATATCTATTATATTCAGTATTTCTTTGTTTGTGATATTCCATGGTGGTTGATAGCCATTTTTCTTTAAAACTTTGTCTAGTGTAATAGCTAGTTCCTTATACTTGTTTGGTGGAAATTTCTTAATTGATTTGTTCTTCTTATTTTCTGCTTTTAATTCGGTTCCAGTTTTAATATCCTGCTCCTTTAATTCATTTATCTGGTTTATTGTATTGGGTACAATATTGGTATTGTTAATGCTGGGGTATGAATAATCAGAATCCACTTCAAAGAAAATACCAATCATTTTAGGTCTTATTCCACCAAACCCTTCTTGGATCTTATTAATAAAACTACTAATAAAATTATTAGTTGTTACAGATGACCTGGATTCTTGTAATTCAGTAACCGGTGGTGAATTCATAATGAGACAATTAGATGATTTCTTTGGTAACTCTTCTGTTTGGTAACCTGTTTTTGTCTTTTGATTATTTGTAGTCATCTTTGCTGGTTTAGGTTTTTTTATTGGGAGTTCTTCTTCTGGTTCTCCCAATAAAACTTTGAATAATTCGGTTTCTTCTGTTTCTTCAGTTTCGTCTTTGGATGTAACCCCCATGTCTATTAACCCGCCTTCTATACCACCCAGATCTTCAGAAGAAATATTCTCAAGTATTTCTTCGTTGAGTTTGGTCAGTGTTTCATCAATATTCAAGCTTATCTTTTTTATGTTATTGTCTGTTTCATCATCCCCGAACTTAAATTTTAATTCTTGCAAATCCATATTATTACTCCTTTCATCATCTAATAATATTTTCTGTAAAATTTCTTGGAAAGTTTTTCTTTCCGTTTCTGAAACTATAGTCTTTGACATCACCTCCTTCCAATGAATAATTGTATCAACATGCTCTTCTATTGTATTTTCACAAACAAGGTTAATTATATGACAATTCCTAGTTTGTGAAATCCTGTTTATTCTACCTATTGCTTGTAAATACTGGGCTAAGGAAAATCCCCTATCATAGAATATTATTATATTACTAGCTGTAAGTGTTTGACCAATTCCTCCTACTTCGGGATGTATTACTAGAAGTTCAACATTCCCCTCCTGAAATTCCTCAATAGCCCGACTTATCTGTTTTTCACTCATACCACCCATTAAAGATTTGGGATTATACTTCTGATATCTATCAACTATGTATTTATTAGTATCTCTAAATATAGTTGATACTATTACCTTCTCTCTATTCTGCCCTATGTGTTCTTCTAACAATTCATCAAGGATCAATATTTTAGCTGGAGTCTGGTTTGAATAATCACCTATAAGAATAGGATTTGAACATATTTGCAGTAGTCTAGTTATTTGTGAAAGTATATTAACAGCTTCTTTTGTAATTATATTATTATCTACTGTTTTAACATATGCTAATAACTCGTTTTTCATATCTTTATACAATTTTAATTGCCTGCCAGTTAATTCGGTATAAACGTTATTATAAAATACTAAAGGAAGGTTTAATATATCCTTTGTAAATCTTATAGAATACTTCTTAAATTTGTCTGCCAGTTTATCTAAGTTTCTATAACCTACTATAAAATTAAATCTTTTAATACAATAAGTATTAATAAACTTGTAATAGGAAAATATATTATTAGTACCACCAACTTCATGCTTATTTAATATGTATAGTATACTCCAGGCATTCTCAGGTCTGTTTTGTATGGGTGTACCTGTAAGTAAGAAAGTTCTGGCAGAAGGCTCAAATAGTTTCAGAATAGCCTTAGTTTGGTGGGTTTTAACTCTACCAATTTTCTGGCACTCATCTAATATTAAAATTGAGTTGTTCATTATAGATTTTAGTTTATTTATTAAATTCTCAGAACTTTTCTTCTTGGTCTTTTTGTCTAACCTACCACCAAGAAGATTGTAATTTAGTATATAACCATCAACATCAGGATCAAAAGAATCTTTAGTGCTGGATAATACTTGAAAGTTGAAAGGAGTTTTTAAATGTTTGTAATTTTCCTTTATCCATACTCTTTTAATAGACTTAGGACATACTATTATAATTTTATCAATAGATGTGGTGTCCTTAATATACCTAATTGCATGTAGAGTAATCATTGTCTTCCCAGTCCCCATATCAGAAAAATTAGCAACATTCTTAGGACCTGTTATAAAATATTCAATTGCTTTCAATTGAAAATCAAGAGGCTCTATTTTTGCCTGTGATCGAATTCTATCTAACAAAATATCACCATCCAAAAATCACTAAAATTTAGTAAACTTTGTAATTTGGACAAAATTTTTTAGGAGTTTTTGGAAAATTCGATAAGTGCAATACCAAAAGGATCGCTTGCTTTTTTCCTTCTTTTTTTCTTGTGTGGAGTTCCCTCAGAACAGGGTATACATATTTCTTGTTTTTCCAGTTTTAATATTTTCTTTATATCTGTATCTAAACATTGTGTCCAACCACAATATTTGCAAATATATTGTACCATGATTTGTGATCTGCTCCTTTCATTATTTGTTGTGCTGGGTTTTAAAGGAAACCCAGCAAACCTTTATTTATTAATCAACAATAAAAGGTTTAGCAGAGAAATAGGGAATTCTAGGTATTCTTTCAATAATTTTACCCTTTTCATTAAGTGGAAAATTGTTGGCATCCAGCGGAACACCATCCTTGTCTGTCTTTTTTCCAATCCAATGATACTGGGCAAAGTAAGTTGATCCTTTGCTGGTGAAATCTTTCCAGCATTGGTCAAAATCATCTAATCCGTTCTTTTGAAAGAACTGTTGCGCTAAGTTTTTTATTTCTACTAGCTGTTTCGGTTCACCAACGAACGCTTCTAAAATTAATCTATGTTTAATGGGTATCTCCGGTCCATTAGATGATTTCTTTTTCTCACTTGAAGTAACAGAAGATACCTTATTTTTCTTCGTTATTACTTCCTTTATTTTTTCTTTTATTTCCTCCTTTTTTACGTGATCTTGCTTAGAAGCCTTTTCTTGTTTCACAGGTTCCTGCTTTACAGCTTCCTGTTTAATAGGATCCTGTTTCAAGAGTTCTTGTTTCACGGGCTCTTGTTTTGATTGTGTGGAGATTTCTTCTTTTTTTGCAAGTTCTTTTGCTTGCTCTTTTTCCTTTTGCTTCATCTCCCATATTTCTTTGAGCCGACGTCTCCGGGCTTCCCTTACTTCGGGAGATAAATTTCTTTTTGGTTTTACTGATTTTTTTTCTTTAGTTTTAGAGACTGTTGTGTTTATAGATTCCCCTTCCAGTTTCTCTAAAACCATTTGATGTAATGATCCTATTCCAACCTTAAGAACCTCAAAAATAATATTTATGATCTCTCTCTTATCCATAATAAGTACCTCCTTATTTAATTATTTTATGAAAATGCTCCTCCACAATTTTAGAGACAACATTTGTCAGTGTCTCACCTGTTGCTTCTGATTCTTTTAATATCTTGGAATATAAGGATTTGTCAATCCTTATGTGAAGGATCCGTTTCTTATTCCTACAGGCAACACACCGACAACTGTCCCGATGACTTAGTTTGCTCACAATTTCACCTCCTTTAATGTAATATTCTGATGATATATTATCATTATATTACATTGTTAATCCATTGTCAATACATTGTCAATACATTGTCAATACATGTGGTTACTATTTTGAAATGTCATACTTAATTACTATTTTGAAATGTCACATTGGTAAACTATCCTCCAAAAATTACAGGAGGATAGAAGATGGAAAAAATATTGATAACGGAGGTAGAATTGAAGAGACATAAGGTATTAGCTGATGTGCTGGAAGGCATCATTGATCTTGTGACTGCTTCTGAACTTCTTGGTCTAAGTTACAGGCACACCATCAGTCTCAAAGAGAGGTTTAAGGCAGAGGGTATTGATGGCCTTTTAAGGAGAAAACCTCATAAACCACCAAATCAGAAGATAACGCCTTTCCTGCGTAGGAAAAACGTTATTCTCTTCGATGACAAGAGAGTATCCTTTCTTGAAACTCAAGATAAAGGGTATATTAAAGGCAATGGTTCAAATCTCTTACATAAAAGAGAATACCTACCAGCAGTAAAGATTAGAAATAAAAAATGGAAACCACCTGAAAACCATCCATGGAGAATTTATGGACGGAAAAATGTGACATTTCAAACTGGGAATAAAATGTGACATTGAAATAACAGTAAGGAATCAAAACTTCGTCCAGAGTTTGGTCAAGTTTTGAAAACATCCACCA